CTTCATGGCCCACGATCAGTACTACAACACGGCGAATTCGCGGTGGGGCCGTGACGACGTGGCGAATGCGGGTTTCCGGGCGATCCGGGTGCTCGACACGCCGGTCTTCGCCGATCCGTTCTGCCCGAGGGGCGAGGCCTACTTCATCAATTCGCGCTATCTCTCGATGTACCTGTCGGAGTATGCGCCGTTCGTTTTCTCCGGGTTCGAGAGCGCGATCCCGCAGGGGCAGATCGCCTCGATCGGGGTGTTGATCACCGCGCTCGATCTCATTTGCGCGAAGCCGTCGTCCGGAGCGCATCTGACGGGCATCACCGGCGCGGCATGGCCGAACACGCCGTCGCCGCCGGCCATCCAGTAAGGGGGAGAGCAGCATGCCGCGCATCTTCGGCGGTCCGGGGATCTTCCCCAGCAACGCAGCCGTTCCGGGTTACGGCGACGAGCTCCTGTTGCAGGCCGGGGCGACGTGGACGATCCCTGCCGGGGATTTCCTCGTCACGTCGATCACCGGTCTCTCGCAATTCCAGCAGTTCGACCCGATCACCGAGACGTGGCGCCCGGTCGGCAACACGCCCCCGGGGCCGATATTCGTTACGTCGGAAGGCAACAACTACCGCATGGCCAACCAGTCGGGTTGCGCGGTCGGGGCTTTCGTGACGGCGAAGGGATCGGGGTACACCTCGGCACCACTCGTCGTGCCGACGACCGGTTCGTCGAAGTGGGGGTCCATCGTCGGCGGCGTTCTGACGAGCGTCGCGGTCACCAACGGTGGTTCAGGTTATATCTATCCGCCGCTGGTGTTTTTCGATCTCCCGGTCGGCACGCTGAACGCGGGCCTCATTGCGGCGAACGGTGCCGCCATACAGCCTGGCTTCATGGCGACCGCCTACGCGACGCTCACGTCGGGTGCCGTTACCTCGATCACGCTCACCGACCAGGGCGCCGGGTACACCAACATCCCGAACGTCTACATCGTCCCCGATCCGCGCGACTTGACCGGTGGGGGCGCGACCGCAACTGCGGTGACGGGCGGCGCCAATCAGTTGACCGGCCTCGTCTGCTACGATCACGGCAGCCCGGTCACCGCCGCGGGGTCGCTGACGATCTCGGGCGGCGGCGGCACCGCTGGCGCCGGAACGATCATCTATGACTTTGCCGTGACCGGCATCGGCGTTACGGGCGGCGGCACCGGTTTCCCGGTATCCGGCCTTACCCGCATCGTCCCGATTTCACCGCTGTTGACCGGAGCGGCGTGGACCAATCCGACGATGGAGACCGCGCTCCTCCTTGGCCGCGACGCGACTTTGACTGTCCCGACCACGGGCGGTGGTGCATTGACCGCCACGGGCGCTGCCGGCTTCGGTGGCTCCTATCCGGCGGCGCCGGTCTCCTTCGGTATCCTCGGTGGGACGTTGATCACCGGCAGCCCGACGCTCACCTTCACGATTGGCGGGTTGTCGGACACGATCATCATCGCGCAGGTCTGACGGAGCGAACGCAGTGTGGGCGAGAGGGAGCCTAACGAGCCAATAGCCGGCACCTCCTGCAACGGGGGATGACATGGCCTATAGCCTTTCGCTCTACCTGCAAGATGCCGCCGCGCTGCTACGTGATAACGCCAATATCTTCACGTCCAAGGCGCAACTCACCCGCTACATCAACCAGGGCCGCCGGCAGGCCGCGCGCCGGTCCGGCTGCATCCGGCTCCTGCTTTGCGGCCAGTCGCAATTTGGGGCATCAGCCCAACCTAATTTCTTCATCCCAGGCGCCGCGATCCCCGGCAACCTCCCCGATGCCGCACCGGGTTCGGGCAGCACAAACCTCTTTCAAACGATCCCGAATGTGGAGTCGTATCCCTTCCGTGGTTTTATCAATCCGTTTCTCCGAGCGCAGTACGATGGAGCCGATGCCGTCACAGATATCTTTGACTGCGCGGTGAATTGGGGACAGGGATCGTACCGCCCCGTGATTCAGTGGCTACCGTGGATCGAGATGCAAAGCTACATGCGCGCATACGCAAACCTCAACTCTGCGTACAGTATAGCATGGAGCACAATGGGAGACGGGGATAATCAAGTTCTTTTTCTTTGGCCTCCGCCGAACACCGCATGCGAACTTGAGTTAGAGGTGTTTGCTGTTCCGAAAGCCCTATACACGGACGATGATGTGGAGTTGCTCCCGGACGGGTTCACCTCGGCCATAGCATATTACGCAGCCGGCATGGCCTACCTGAATTCGAGGCCAGCCCAAGCCATGATCATGCTGGATGCTTTTGCTGATCGCCTTGGTGTTGCAAGGTTCGCGAGCGACTACGGCAAGATGGGGATGGAGGATGGATAGCGGCACCGATAGCGAAAAACGGGCGCATCGCTCACTCCCCGAGAGCGGCGTCGATCATCACATGCCAGAGTTGCTGCGCGGTAGGTTCCGGCTCTGCCCGCCATCCATCGAAACAGGCTTTTACCATCGCCTCGGTTGGCTCGCGCAGGGCGGCGATGATGTCGGCTGCGGCGGCGCAGAAAAACATCTGGCGTATCGGAGAGGCGTCTTCCCACTTCGGCTCGGTTGGGGTGTCCAGAAGGAAAAGACCGGCACCGTGCACGAACAGCCGGCGCGCGGCTCGCTCTACCATTTCGGGGATTTTCGGGGTATCAGTAGGGTCAGCCATCGCAATTTCTCCTGTTGGTTGCGATCGGTCAGGGCTGGTGTCGGGCGTGTCCACCGCCTGCCCAGCCCGATCCTTATATACGGCGTCTCAGGGATCGCGCAATGCTGAGCCGCGATCCCCCCGCTCGGGTGCCTCAGATCGCGCCACGCACCCCGCGGCAGCAGCAGGCCCGCATGACCGACCGGCCTGGCCGGGATCCGCAGCGCCCGTACATCAACGAGCACGCAAGCCTGGGGAGCTTGGCAAAGCACATGCGCACCGGCCTCGACCTGTCGCAGCCGACGACGGTCGTCAACACGCATGAACTGGCGACGCTTCTGGAGCACGTCATCACGGTGGGGTTCGGGCCGCAGGCGGTCGCGCAGTTGGCGCTGGAGCGCGAGGCAGCGCTGCAGGCCGGCGTTGCTGTGGCGCGCGAGGGGATGATGGGGCGCCTGAAAGGGACCGAGGAGGACGCCGGTGGCTGAGCCAAAGAAGAAGCCAACCGACGGGGAGAAGGAGGAAACCGCCAGTCCGGTCGAGCCGCTGCGGAAGGCTCTGGCGGCGACGTGGGGGTTTTACGTTGAATCTCAGTCGTTTCATTGGAACGTGACGGGGCCGAATTTCGTCCAGCTTCATGACTTTTTCGGGCAGATATACCGCGACGCACAATGGGCGACCGACGACCTAGCGGAGCGGGTGCGGACGCTCGGGGCCTATGCGCCGATGTCGCCCGCTGAGATCGGTGAGCAATCCGGGATCACGTTTGCCGAAGGCGACAAGCCGCCGGACGCGCAAGTGATGACGCGAAAGCTGGCTGCGGACAACCTGACGGTGATCGCCGCGCTCGACGCCGCGCAGAAAGCGGCGACGGGAGCCGACGAGCCGGGTCTGGCGAATTACCTCCAGGGCCGGATGGACAGCCACAAGAAATGGGGGTGGCAGTTGGATGCTCTGCTGACCGAGGCGAGCGTCAAGGATATCGCCAAGCGGCCACGCGATACCCGGCTCGGCGAGTTGCTGGAAAAGGCTGGGACGAAATCGAGTGATTGATGGCTGCCGATCTCCTCTCGCTGCTGACGGCGCTGCGCGCGGGACAACCGGGTTCGCAAGCGACCGCCGTTGGGCAAGCGCAGCCGGAGCCGCAACCGGATCTGCCGAACGGCGGTTTTTCGCAGGCACAGTCGATGCGCTGGCTGGCTTGGCGGAACGCGAAGATCCAGGCCGCCCCGGTGCCGCCGAACGTCAAGCAGTACATGCAGCAGAATGAGGATGTCGGCGAGGGCGAGGCACCGCAGACGGTCAACCCCAACGCGCCGCCCAGTCAGCCGACCCCGCCCGCCCTGATCTGGCCGCGCTCGCTCGACCCGCGCACCGGCCCCGCGCTCACACCTCCTGGGGCGGCGATCCCACCGGGTAACACGGAGGATTGGTTCCACAACTATTCTCCACAGGCGCTCCCGCAGGTGAAGCAGGTCGCGGATCTCGTTCAGCAGCAGCGCCAGCCGTCGGGTTTGGTTCAGCTTTTGGCGCAACTTTCACCGCAAGCGCAACAGACCGAGGGGCGACAGATGCCCGGGCCGGGGTTTATTCCCGGAACGCTAAATCTCAACCCCGCAATCGCCCCGCAAGTACCGCAGGGACAGCCGCGACCGTTCGCGCCGGGCGAATGGAACCAGAACCCGGATGGCGGGTGGTCGAGCGAAGAGACCGTCACGGTCTCGGGCGATCCGAATTTCAACGGCGGCAAGCCTACCGTGCTGCCCTCGCTTTGGGTCAAAGACGGTAAGGCCTACGTCACCAAGGACGAAGATGAGGCGACCGCTCTCGCGCGGGCAAGCGGTTTATCCTGGCCGAGTTTCCCGGACATGACGGCGGCCGAAAAGTTCGCCAACGAGCGGGAGACGAAATGGCAGGGCATGAAGCCGGCTGATGCCAGCAAAATCGCGCCGCTTTGGCAAAAGCCTGACGCAGGGTCAGGACAGTAATGGCGCTCGGCAACCAATCTCCCGAGGCCGCACGCCGCGCACAAGACTCTCGTATTGCGCAGCAGGTCGCGAGGCAATTCGGTTTGCCCCCAGGGTTGCGCCTCCGCGGAGGCCCGCTCGGGCCGATGAACCAGACCGACAGCCGCCTCTTCATCGAGGACAACGAGCTCTTCTACGTCCAGAACATGCTGCGGATCGGCAATGGGCGTTACCGGACGCTATGGGATATCGGCAATCCGCTGTTCACCGCGCCGGACGGGAAGACGATCGTCTCGTTCTTCTGGTTCAACATCGGGGCGTCGTTCTTTTGCGTGCTGTTCTATTCGGACGGCACCGCCGATCAGGTCGATACGAGCGGCAACCGAACCGTAATCAGCGCGACGACGGGGACATTCTACAAAGGCTCGGGGACGCCGCTGCCGGTATGCTGTCAGGCCGGGGCCTCACTCCTGTTGATCGCCAACAACAACACGGCGAACGATTACTGGATCTGGGATTCGGTTCTCCTTTACGCCCCCGGTACGCTTGGACCCATCCCGACGCTAACCGACACGGGCGACAACTACATCGCCCCACCCACGGTGACCGCGTATGGCGGCGTCGGGAGTGGTGCCGTTCTGGACGCTCGGGTGAATGGAGGCGGCGTTATTGCCGTCGACATCACCAATCCGGGTTCCGGGTGGGGAGCGAGCGATTTCGTGCAGGTCCGTTTTCAGGGGGGTGGCTCAGACGACTCGCCGGTTTTGACGGCAAGCCTCACGGCGACAACGGTTGCCAATATCGTTGTTCTCGCCGGCGGCAGCGGCTACACCTTGGCACCATCGGTGAATATCACCGGCGGTGGGGGTTCCGGGGCGGCGGCGACCGCCACGATCACCGGCGGCGCCGTGACGCTGATCACGCTCACCAACCCAGGCTCCAACTACACGTCGGCGCCGACCGTCATGTTGACGGGAGGCGGGGGGCATGGCGCGCTCGCTGCGGCAACATTGGTCCCGCAGAGTGTCGCCGGCATCACCGTCATAGATGGCAGCACAAATTTCACGGGCGTCCCGACCCTGACATTGAAGGGAGGTGGCGGGTCTGGCGCAACCGCGACAGCCATCATGTCGGGACCATCTCCCCTTGCCAGCCTTTCGGTCGTTTATGGCGGCAACGGATATACGTCGATCCCGACCGTGACGATCACCGACCCGACCGGATCCGGGGCGCAGGTGTCACCCGTCTTTTCCGCTGGCGTCCTGACCTCTTTCGTATTGATCAATCCAGGGGTCAACTACACCGCCCCGGTTGTTGCGATCACCGACCCGAGCGGAGGCGTGACGGGGGCAACCGCGACAGCCACGGTCGTCGCCGGCGTCGTAACCGCTATCGCCATCACGTTCGGGGGCACCGGATATACCTCCGACCCGGATATCCAGATCATCGGCGGCGGCGGGTCGGGGGCAACAGCGAACGCGACGATCTCTGGCGGTTCCGTCACGTTAATCACAGTCACTAATGGCGGCACCGGCTACACCTCGGCGCCACTCGTGGCCATCTTTGGCGGCGGCCCCGGTGCGGTGGCTCTGGCGACAGCGGCGGTGGGTGGCGGCTCGATCGCGTCGGCAATCGTCGACCTGCCGGGGTCAGGGTACAGTACGGCACCGGCCGTCGTTGTCCAGACCGGCCTCAACAGCGCCGCGGCTGCGACGATCCAGTTGATGCCGTTCGGCGTGTCCGGCACTGCAATGGAGAATTTCACGGGCAGGGTCATCATCGGCCCGCCCGCGCTTACCGGTCCCGGCCATCTGCCGAACGGCGGAAGTTTCTTCGTATCAGCGCCGGCCTCTCTCCTTGATTTTGCAACGACGGACGGGGGGTTGCTCTACACAACGACCGACCGCTTCCTGCGATCTCAATACACGAATTTCCGCCAGTCGAACGGCTACCTCTATCCGTTCGGGGATTCCTCGATTGCCGTCATCTCGAATGTTCAAACAAGCGGAACCCCGCCGTTAACGAGTTTCACCTATCAGAACATCGACCCGCAAAGCGGCACGCTATGGCGGGACTCCTGCCAGGACTTCTCGCGCACGATCATCTTCGCCAACCCGCTAGGGATATTCGGTCTCTACGGCGGTGCCGTCACGAAGGTCAGCCAGAAGATCGAGCGCATCTTCCAGAATGCCTTCTTGCCGACAGCGCAATGGCCGACCACCGGACAGCCGCTCATCCCGTCGTCGGCGGTGGCGAACCTCTACAACATGAAGTGCTACGTCCTGCTTCTCGAAATCAGCAACCCCCTCACTGAGGCGATCGAGACGGCGATGCTGGTGTGGAACGAGCGAGACTGGACGGTTGCGACGAGCGAAGCGAACCTCATCTACATCGGAACGCGGGAGATCGCATCGCAGCTTACGGCTTGGGGAACAGACGGCAACGCGCTCTATCAGCTCTTCGATCAGCCGAGCGCGACGCTGCCGAAGATCATCGCGAGCAAGCTCTATGGTGCCGATCAGCCGTTGTTGACCAAGCAGAGCCTTGCGGTCTATTCGCAGCCGGTCGATATCGCCGGATCTGGGGTGACGCTGGATCTGACGATCGAGTCCGAGATGGGCGGATGGCTGGTGCCCGACGATCAGGGCTTCAAAAACTGGTCGGGATATGTCGAGGAAAACGCTGGTACGCCCCCAACTAGCCCACCGGTTCCGAACGCCCCCCTCTTGGCGGCGCGCGGACTTGATGTCATCGGCCAGCAGATAGGATACACTGTGAGCAGCCTGTCGGCCGATTTCGAACTGTACCATGTGACGCTGGCAGAGGTGGACGTCGCGAGTGTGTTCGGTTAACCCCAGAGGATACGATCATGGCAAAGCGCAAATCAGAGACCGCCGCCACTGCGGGGATCGCGATCGGGTTCAGCTTCGGCGACGGCATGCGCGAGCCGGTCGCGCCGGAGAGCTTCAACCGGAGCCAGAGCCGCCCGAACTTGCGGTTCGCCAATCTGGTCGAATTCGGCGAAAATCCGAACGGCTTCACGTCGATTACGCCGAACGGTGTCGGGCATGACAATGGTCTCGGCCACAATCAGGATCGGTGGGGATGGAGCAACAAAGCCAACGGCGAGCGTTGGAGTGGCCAGAATCTCGATTGGGCCAAGCGCGGCGGAAACCGCACCGGCGAATAAGAGCGTGGCTTGCGCGGCTGCTCCGGCCGCGCGCTGAGGTCGCCCCGCTTCTCACGGTCGCCCCTCCGCGACAGAGGGATAGCATCGTGCCGCCGAACTGGTTGCTTGCAACCGGAGACGCGCTTGAGGTGATGAGCCGCCGCTATCACCTGCTGGCCGTTCAGCGGGATTTCCAGGGAGCGAACAAGAGGTTCCCGGCGTTCAAAGCAGAATTTCTAAGCGAAATCGTGAAGCGGCTCTGATGCTCGCCAATCTCCTCCAAGTCCCAACTGACGATGCGTCTTGGAACCAGTTTTCATTTAATCTGCGCGAAGAGGTAGACCGAATCAACGCCGCTATCCTCGCGCAGAACAAAGTAAACCTTCCGAGTTATCAGCTTGACCCGATCAATTGGGACGACGTTTATAGCTGGCTCGCGTACCTGTCGCAGGCAATGGACGGCATCAACACCGAGCTTGGTTTACAGTCTCAGGACGTGCTCGCCGTAGACTTGCGAGACGTGCGACAGCTTACGTCGTGGGTAAATGTTTTGTACAACGAACTATATTCTGCGGAAAATGTCCTGCAAATCTGATGACGATCACCCGGCGGATGGGTTGGCCCTCATAGCCGCCGCCTTGCGCGCATTCGCTCCGCCTAATCGAATGGAATACATTGGCGAGTGGCGGGTGTGGTGGTGGTGCACGACATGGTATCTGAAAGGGTTACCGTCCATTAACGTATTGCCCGGGCCGCTGCTTCTGACGGATCAAAGAGAGCGGTCGCGTCCGATCCCCTTATCTGATATACCGACCGCTGGCTGAAGGGGCGCCGCCGTGTTTCTGCGGGCGCTTTGGATGCCGTCACCCTTTCTCATTCTTGCATTGCCGCGAAGCCGAACTTTTTGGCTTTCGCGTTTCCTCTCATACCCGCCGTGGTCTTGCGGGCACGAGGAAGCGCGGCATCTGCGCAGTGTCGCCGATGTCCGCGCGTGGCTCCAGCAGGATCACACCGGATCCGCCGAGACGGCTGTAGCGCGCTGGTGGCGCATTATCCCGCAGCTTTGCCCGGAGATGCGGGTCGTCGTCATTCGCCGGCCGGTCGATGAGGTGGTCGACAGCCTCATGCGGCTCGACCTCGGATTTGAGCGGAGCCGGCTGCGGCCGATCATCGAGAAATACGATCGTGCGCTTGACCGGGTGGAGAGGCATCTGTCGCCCCTGTCGCTGCGCTTCGCCGATCTTGAGAACGAAGCCGATTGCGGGCGGGTGTTCGAGCGGTGCCTGGATCTGCCGCATGACCATGACTGGTGGGCGCGTTGGGCGCCGCAGCGCGTCGAGTGCGACATGCGGGCGATACTGCGCCACGCGCGGGCGTTCGCCCCGCAGATGGCGCTCACCGGTCGATCGCTTATGGGGCAATTGCGGCGACGGCATTCCGATCACCCTCATGTCATTGTGCCGGGAGACGACGGGATCGACATCTGCCGCGAGTCTCCCGAGCGGGTGTGGGCCGATGGGGGTCCGCTGTTCGCCGAACACTGCCTCGCGGTCGGGGAGCCCGAGGACGAATACCAGCGCAAGAATCTGCCGTTGCTATGGCGGCTGGATGCGGCTGGAGCGCTGCACATCATCACGGCCAGGTGCAACGGGCGGCTGCTCGCCTACCTGTTCTCGTTCCTTGCGGAATCGCCCGAAAAGGTCGGTCTCCTGACCGCGACGCAAACGTTGTTCTTCGCCTGCAATGATGCGCCGCCGGGTTTGGGCCTGCGATTACAACGGGCTTCGATCGCCGATCTGCGCGCCCGTGGCGTGGGGGAGATCTACATGCGCGCCGGCGTGCGCGGGGCGGGCCCGAAACTCGGTGTCCTCTATCGCCGGCTCGGTGCGCAGCCGCATGGCGAATTTTTCAAGCTCGAATTGAAGGCGGCTTAGAGATGGGCCTAGCAGCAGCAATCGGCGGCGGGATCTCCTCAGCCTTGGGGTTGGGGCTTGGCGATTTCGGCGCGGGGATACTCGGCAGCTCGTTGTTGGGGGCCGGAACCGGCGCTGTGGAAGGCGGGATTACCGGCCAAAACCCGTTGTTGGGAGCCCTGACGGGCGCTGCGACGGGTGGCCTCACCGCAGGAATAGGACCGTCGATCGGAGCGGATCTCGGGATCGGCGCGACCGGAGGTGAGGCGCTGACAGGAGCCACGCTGGGGGCCGGATCGTCCGCACTGACGGGCGGCAACCCGTTGCTGGGGGCGGCAACCGGCGGTGCGGGACCATTGCTTGGCTCTGCGTTCAGTGGTGCCGGAACCGACTCGGCGATTGCCGCTGGTGGGACTGGCTTGGGGGCCGACCCGACCGGAGACGCAACCGGAATGGGTCCCGGCTTCGGCTTGGATACCACCGGCGGCTTTGGTGGAGCAGGCGCAAGCACTGGAGGCAGTCCGACCAGCGCGCCCACAGGGTCGTCGTCAGGCTTTCCTTCGGCCTCTAGTTCGCCGTTGACAACCCCGACAGCGACCGCTGCAGCGGCGCTCCCGGCGTCGAGCGGTCCGGCACCGGTGTTGGGCGCTGGCCCAGGGGCAGCCGGGGCCGCAGCGCCGCCGTCTGTGGCGCTGTCCGATCCGGCCAGCAGCGGCCTTCTTGGTTTGGGGTCGTCCACCTCAACGGCGTCGTTGCCGGATATGTCGGGCTACACGTTACTGTCAGGGGGGGCCGGGACGCAGGGTGACAACATCGGCCTCAACCCCACCGTCGGCGGGGGTAACCCGTCTTTCTCCGACATCCTCGGTCCCAACGCCCTGAACAGCAATCCCGCAGCTTACGTCGCGGCGACGCCATCGCAACAGGTGTCGGCAGACATAGCGGCCGATCCCACAGGAACGGGGGCCTCATCGTCCTCCGGTGGCATAGGGGGGCTTCTTAAATCGCTTGGCTTGGGCAGCGGTGGAGGTATTGGCGGAACCGGCATTTCGCCCGGTCTCTTGTTGGGCGGTGGCCTCTTGGGCCTCGATGCGCTCATGCAACCGAGCATGCCGAGCATCGCATCGTCAATCGGCCCGATCAAAAGCGCGGCAGGCAATCTCGCCGGTATCGGTTCAAATCTGACGAGCACCGCAATACCGTCGCTGGAAAGTGCGGCGTCGGGTTTCGCGGCACAGGGGTCGCAACTGGCGAGTTACCTCGGAACCGGAACGTTGCCGCCTGCGGTGCAGGCGGCCCTCAATCAGGGAGAGAACGCAGCGAAGGCCGCAGCCTTGTCGAGATACGCGAACATGGGTGGCGGAGCCGAAACATCCTCGGCGGCGGCACAGGACATCGCCAACATCACCCAACAGACAGAGGGGCAGGGTGCCAACATCGCGCTCAACCTGTTGCAGCAAGGGACCAGCGAACAGCAGATGGCCGCGTCGATTGCCCAATCCTTGTTGTCGAGTGGTCTCGGGGCGACCGGCCAATCGGCGAGCCTCTATGGCGATCTGCTCAATGCGACGCTGGCTTCTGACAACGCGCTCGGTGGTGCGATTTCCAATTTCGCCGCCGGGATGGTCCCCAAGACCTATGTTCCGCTGACGACAGGCAGCACGGCGAACAACGCGACAGCGTAGAATGGCGGACACATCGCTCTCTCTGGACATAACAGCGCCGGCCCCCAGCGGGAGTGTTGCGGGGACGCAACTCGGCGGGATGCTGGCGGGGACGCAGCAGGATCGCTCCTCCCTACGGGCGGCTGGTCTCTCTTTCCCGGCTGAACTCTCGTCGATCCGCTCACAGGAAAAGGAGAGGGTCGACGCACTTGGACCTCCGCCACGCCTTACCCCCGAGCAGATGCAGCAGTATCTCGGGCCGGCACCGAAGCCGCAGACCCAGAGCCTTGTGGAGGAATGGGGTTCCCCGGCGATGATAATGGCGCTTCTCGGGTCGGCCTTTACCCGTCAGCCGCTGACCAATGCCCTCAACGCCGGCGGCGCAGTGATGAAAGCTTTTCAGCAACGCGACTTCGATGGGGCACGTTCAGCAGCCGCGCAATGGAAGGAGAACACCGACACCGCGCTCAAGCTGTACGAACTCCAGTCCAAGAGTTATGCCGCAGACATAAAGGCGATCCGCGAGGGGTCGGGTGACGCGATCAAGGATGCGGTAGCCAATCTTCGGGCGATGTCGGTCGCCTACAATGATCGGCCGCTGATGAACCTGCTTGCGGCCGGACGTTACGATTTAGCGGTCGATCGAGAAGATCGGCTTGCTAAGTCCGCCGCCGAGTTGCACACGAAGACCGAAATGATCAACGACGGTCTCACGAAACAACACGGCCTTTACGATGCGACGACCGCTCTCGGAACCGCCAAGAAGGCGCTTGAGGCCGCGCAAAAGGGCGGCGACCAAGAAACGATCACGGCTGCGCAGACAGCTTACGACAACGCACAGGCGACCTATCAAAGCGCAGCCGACGATATGAAGGCGTGGGGAGACGCGCAGCAGGCGGCGAAGGGTGGGGCCAAACCACCAACCCGGGCCCAGCAGACCGACTCGCAGCTTAACGATAAGGCGCGCGCCGATCACGAAGCGCTGAGCAAGGGCGAGAGCGTAACCCACAACGACATCACGATATCGCCGGAGGATTGGGCGGCGCGCGACGACGCGATAAAATGGGGTCTGCTGTCTCAGCCGAAGCAGCACGCCATCCAGGACTTGATGAAACGTGCCAATATCCCGCAAGCCGCTGTCGGCGGACAGCCTGCCGCCAAGCCCGGCGGTGCTGCGCCAGCCGCTGGCGCGCCGCCAGCAAAATCGCCCCAGGAAACCCAGGCGCTCATTGCGCACGCTCGCGAGGCGATTGAAGCCGGGGCGGACCGCGACGCCGTAATAAAGAAATTGCGCGAAATGGGCGTTGATCCGTCGGGCTTGTAATGCCGCCGCTCGACAGCAGCAATCCGTTCGGTGATCTGATTTCAGCCGCAAATGCAGCGAGCCCCCCGCCGCCCGCGCCAGCAACCGGGAATCCCTTTGCTGATCTTATCCCCGCGAAACCGGCGATCAAGCCGGCAGGGCCGACAGCGACCACCAATCCCTTTGCCGACCTGATCCCGAAACCTCCATCATGGACAGGGGTGGCTCGCGAGGCGGGCTGGAAGGGTCTTGTCCGGGGCGTCACCGAAACAGCAGAAGCGCCGACAGCGTTTCGCGATAGGCCACCTGAAAAGCCTGATACGTCGCCTGTCGGTCGTCTCTTGTCGCAGCCGATCAGCCGGGGTTATGCCGATCCGAAATGGTGGATCGCCCACATCGCTCATGGTGCAGCGGCTTCATCGCCGTCTTTGGCCTTGGGTTTGGGTGGGGCCGCTGCTGGCGGAGCCGTGGGCGGCCCGGTCGGAGGATTGATCGGCGGCGCTGGCGGCTTCGCGACAGGGTCGGCCGCCCAAACGGTCGCTCCAGCTTATATAAAGGCTCGGCAGGACGGCCTTGATCACGATGCGGCGGTCAAGCGCGCTATGACCGAGACTGGAATTGCCGCGCTGTTTGGGGCGGCCATGGGAGCGGCGCCAGTTGGCGTTGCTGCGGCTATCGAACGTCCTCTCTCTCGCGCACTCGCCGAAATTTTCGTGGTGCAACCCACGCTCGGCGTTGGTGAGGCGGCAACGACGGGGGCGGTCGAAGGTAAGATGCCGTCAGCCGATGAATTGGGGACCACCTATGCCGAACAAGCCGGCATGGGCGTCGGCCTGGTCGGGGCGCATGCGGCGGCGCGAAGGCTTATAGGCAGGGGGCCAAACGAACCATCAGATGAGGCGGTCCCCGAAGCCCCGCCGAAAGATATCGTCCCGCCGCCTCCGCCACCACCCGCTCCCTCGGCAACGAGACAGGAACCACCGCCGGTACGGGAAGGTCAGGAGCCGGCTCCGGGCCTCGACGCTGAGAAATTGCGATCGTTTGGCATCACGCAGCTGAGCGACGGTACGTGGCGGACCCCCGACGGCAAAGCCGTGTGGGATCGCAACGGCAACCCACTCAACCGTACCGCCGAAACGTGGACGCCTCCGCCCGTCGCGGAACCCGCCAAGGGCAATGTTCCAGGTGGAACACCGGCGACACCAGAAGCGCCCGCTGCCGCAGAAGCGCGCCCCGAACCTCCGATCCCTGCCGCCGTGCCGACGCCAGGGTCTCCGCCTCTCACGGATTACGGGGCTGAGTACGAGGCTAACAGAGCCAGAGTGGCGGCAGCCGAACGTGATGAACGCGTTCCACCGGCAACCCCTGACGAAATGTTGGAAATGAATAAACGCGTCAGCGAAGGCGACGTGAACCAAGGGGGTGCGTGGCATCCGAGTTCGCTGGTCTGGCCGCATGTTGAGCAGGAACAGACGCTTCGCGCTGCCGAGGCGCTTCTTCCTCCGGGGTGGAAGGCAGAGCCGCGGAACTTTGGATCGACAAACTACGGTGACAATTCGGACAGCCCGGGCAGGCTCCGAGATTCGGGCCGCAATGTCGCGATTATTAACCCAGAGGGCGCGACCGTAGGTCTTATGCAGAGGCCGGGTGATGTGAGCCGGCCATGGTTTCGTGATGCCGTTAGCGGCAAGGATACGCGCGGCGTCTATCAGGCGGCTACTGAGGCGGGAGAAGCTGCGGCCGGCGTTCCACCGGGAACCATCAGGCCGCCATTCCCACCCGGTCCGGGAGACCGGATGCCGGCAGCGAACGAGGCGGGGGCCGAATCGGGGACGCCCACGCCGAACCCCGCGACAGCCAAACGGATGCCGCGATCGACGATCCGCGAGGACACGGCGTTCATCCCGTCTAGCGGCGCATCGTTTCCAATCGAATACGCCGTGGTCGAGGCGCGTGACCTGATCCCGTCGCACAACGAAGACCTGTCGCCAAACCCGGCCTTTCCACAAGCGCTACAACCCCGCAGCCGCGAACGGGCCGAGACCGAGGCCCAGATCAACGCTATCCTCAATGGCGATCCGTCCGACCCGGCAGCGACCTTCCGACCGGAGCTCATGGGCGAGAACCCAGACGCGACGAACGGCGCGCCCATCGTAGGATGGGAAGGCTATGTCGAGAGCGGCAACGCCCGAACGATCGCGCTGCGGCGGGCCTATTCCCGCAAGCTGCCCCAAGCGGAGCGGTATCGCGAGTACCTTGCGGCGCAAGGGTATCCGGTCGAGGGCATGAAGGAACCGGTGCTGGTGCGGATTAACCGGGCGCCCATGAATATGCCACAGCGGGAGCAGTTGGCGCGCGATCTCAATGTCGCCCCGCAGGCCACGATGTCGGCAACCGATCGGGCGATGGCTGACGCGGCACAAATTCCGCCCGACCTGCTGCGGCTCTATGGTGACGGCGATATCTTCTCCGCAGGCAACGCGCCGTTCTGGCGCAGCATCCTGACGCGCATCGCGAAGCCAGCCGAATTACCCGCGCTCACGGATCCGGAGGGCGGGTTGTCGCCGGCGGGGCAGACCCGATTGCGCAATGCCGTTCTCGCCAAGGCCTACGGGGATCCGCAATTCGTGGCGGCGCTGGTCGAGGACGCGGACTCGAACATCAAGGCGATTGGGAACGCTCTTCTCGACGCGGCCCCCCGTTGGGCGCAACTGAGGCAGGCCGTCGCCGATGGTCGAATCGATCCGAGTTTGGACGTGACGTCCTCGGTGATCGAGGCGGTGCGGCTCATCCGTTACGCCCGCGACAGCAAGCGGAACGTTGCCGAGTTCATGAAGCAGCGAGGCATGTTCGACGATGGCGTGTCGCCAAATACCGAGGGTGTGCTGTCGTGGCTTCTTGGGGCACCGGATTGGACTCGGCGATATTCGCGCGATAAGATGTCATTGGCGCTCGGCGAATATGCCGCCAGCGCGATGCGCGAACCCGGCATGCTGGGGACCGCGCCGCTCTCGTCGCAGGAGTTGATCGAAAATGCCCGACAGCGAGCACAAGGAGCAGCCGGAGACCTATTCTCCCCGGGTCTGGCCGAACCCCCGGGCGCAGGAATTGTTCGGGGAGGCGCTGGCGAAGGTAGGCCGGGAGACGAAGGACTTTCGGCTGCAGACGCTCGGCGCGCTGCACAAGAAGGCGGCGAAGGCGACGCAAGCCTAACCAAGCCGGCGCGTTCCACAACTGACGAAGCCCGCGAATTTGCCTCCAAATATCCGATAGGCCCGGAAGGCACGCATCAGGCGGCGGTCGATTATGTCGTCGATGAGGGGCGTCGTACCGGGCATGAGTATTTTGCTGCGGTCGATCACACGACCGACGACATCACGCATGCCGGCACTTCGGAGTCGCCCAGCTGGATCAGGTTCGACAAGTCGCTAATCGACCGCCTTTGGGATCCTCGCGAAGAGCCGCTGGCGATCCATCACAATCATCCGCTCGACCTGCCGCTGTCGGCGCCAGATCTCGTCCTGCTCGCGATGCCGGGAGCGGGAAGTGTTACATCGCACGGCCCGGATGGGAGAGTCAGTTCTGCCGGGTTGACGCTCGACACGCGATGGAGATTGGCCGGGTTAAGCCCGCAAACGCGGCAGGGTTGGCTTACCAGCGAGATCGTGAAGGCGACGAACGCCGCCAGGGACGCATTCGCTCCATTGTGGACCCGTGGCATGCTGTCGTCGGATCGCACCGACCTATTGATCGCTGAGGGCCGCAATCGCCTTCTTGCAGCCTCCGGGGTGATCGACCATATCAGCAGCACTCCAGTACCGCCGTGGGCCACGCCGCTATTGGTGAAGGCGCTCACGCAACTGACGCCCGAACTATCCGAGGAAATCGCGCATGTTCGGCTTGATCGATCCACCGGGTTTCACAGCCCCGCTGACGCAGTGGCAGCAATTTCTCGCGCTCATGTTGCAGCTTCCGCAGGACGACCCGCAGGTGCAGTTGGCGGTGCAGGAGGCGCAGGAGGTCTTGGCGCGCAGGCAGGGCGAGGAGAGCCATCCAAACCCCCACCCCCCGAACTGAGCGGCATCGACGACGAGAAATCCACTTGGCCTCTCGAAGACCTGTTTGACGACGCCGAGCGCGAGATCGCGATGGATGCGAGCGGGATCTTCCCGCCTCGTCCGCCTCCTCCACCCGGTTTCACCAAGCGCATGCTGTCGGTCTTCGGGGCAAACCCGGATTCGCCGTGGCGGGAGCGCCCGTGGATGCTGCCGTGGGAACGGCTTCTCGGGGCACCATCAAACATGGCGCGCTACAATGTCGGCGGTGTCTCGACGCAGAAATGGATCGCCGACCGCGCCCGCGATCAGCGGTCAGAGGTGTTGTTCAGCACCTACAAGGAGAGCCTAGCGCCGTTCACCAGCTTGACGGCGGATGAGCACCAGAAGATCAATGCGGTGCTGGAAATCCAGCGGTTGAAGGGTGAGGAGCCGCCGCTCGACGGTGCGCCGATTTCCGCCACAAACGACACGCACACCCTCGCCTACCACTCAAAGCCCGGAGAGACACTCACGCTCGATACGCCGCGCCTGATCGCCGGCTATACGGCTGTACGGAAGACGTTGCGCGGCATCTACAACGACTACATCGCCGCCACGGCAAAACGGCACGGATGGGAGGGCGAGCCGACGAGCGCCGCGATCAATGCGAGGGCGGAAGCGGAGAGAGCCTTTGGGCGCCCCGGAGAAGCGCGGCGGCTTGAATTTGTCGGCAAGATCGTGGGGTTGGCGGAATTCGCCCGCCGCAACGCTTACGTGCCCTTCATGCGGGAGGGGGATTACTATTTCCGGGTGAAGCCCAAGACCGGCACCCCAGACAGACCGGGTGTACCGGGGTGGACCGGCGAAGGCTTTGCGCCGACCGTTTGGAACTCGCGCATCCAGTCGCGCTCAGGTCTCGACAAACTCACCGGACAGCCGATCGGCCCGTCGGCGACGATCAGAGACAACCTCGCCGAGATCCGGAAAACCTTCCCGGAGAGCCAATACACGATTGAGCACGGCTATTTCAAACCGGAGGAAAACCAGCTTCGCAAAATCGGGATCGAGACGATCGAAGATTTGTTCGACGCGGTAGGCCGCGATTTCCGGCGGGAATGGCGAGCGCGCGTCAAGGCCTCCGACAATCCCGAAGCCATGCGCAAGGCAGCCGATCAGGAAGAGGCAGAACACCGATTGGCTGTCGAGACGATCATGAACCAGATTTACGAGCGTCTTAGGGCCGGGTTCAAGCACGAGAGTCTGAATATTCCGGGGTATTCAGAGGATCTGAGCCACAGCATCGCCCGGTACACAGTCTGGCTCTCAAACCACATCGCCGATCTTGAGTATCGCCAACGTATCGAGGCGGCCGATCAAGTGGTGGAAAGCTCCCCGGATGCTGAGACGCGCGGCATGTGGCAGCAGCGTGCGAGGGAGTTAGCTGAACCCCGGCGGGATTACGGGACCCAGCGGTTGCGTAACGCGGCCTTCTATTGGGCGCTTGGGGGAAACTTCGCCTCGACCATCAAGGTGATGCTGCACGGCCCGATGCTTGGATGGCCGCTGCTCTCGACCGGCGTCGGGAAAGCGCAATCCGCTAAGGAATATTTCCCGGCGTTCGCGAAACTTCTGAGTACGGTCAGGCTTGATCCGCAGGTCGGGTTTCGGCTCGACCCGCTTTCGCAGGCACGTAACGCTAGTGAGCGGGCGCTGATAGAGGAGAACCTGAAAAACGGCCGGTTGCACGCAAGCGGAGCCGAGGAGCTTGGGTTCGGCGCGATCCATGAAAAAGGGATGGAGGGCCTGGAGCCGCGCCACCGGATGCAACGACGCGTATTGAAAATCTGGGGAGCGAATATCGCTGCCGCCGATCAGACGATCCGTGGCGCCCTCCTCTTGTCTGCCTACCGGGTAGCGTCAAATCCGGCAACGATGGCCCGGCTTGATCGGATCTGGACGAGAGGCGACGCGCTGTGGCGTGACGCAGACTGGAACAAGGAGAGACGCGCGATCGACAGCGAGCTCGCGATGCTGCGAGAGGCGCGCGATGCCACCGGTAGCGATATACAAGACGACCGGATCACCGAGTTGGCCGAACGCCGCCGCGAGATCGAACGGCAGATGCCGGCCCGGTTCGCCGAATTCATCACCGACCGTGGAGCTGGGATCTGGGGGTCGGCGAATCGGCCTGAATTCGCGCGCCATCCTGCCGGGGGCCTCTTTTATCAGTTCCGGAATTACGAACTGAATTACCTATCCACGTTCCATCAGCTGATGTGGCACATGGGTCCGGAGGGAAAGCACGCGGCCCTTCTGATGCTGGCAAGCCTTGGACTGATGGCCGGCGCTGGCGGCATTCCATTCGCCCAGGACATCGAGGGGGCCAGCGAGTGGATCTATAAATTCATAACCGGAATCGACCCGAACCTGAACGAACGCTTCCTTAGATGGATGGAAACCGACCCCTTGGGTTTGGGGAAGGATTTCGGCAAATACGTGCTCTACGGCGTGCCGGGGCAGATGCCGCACGGGGTGGCCATTGGACAGGGATTGTCGTTCGGCGATCTGATCAGCCGAAACGCCCGCTCGGTGCTCGACGTCGCTCCATCATTGTCGATCTTCGCCGGCGGTCTACAGCACGCGGCTGAGCGTTACCGGGGAGAGAATCCGACGGGCGACCTCACGGCTCCGGACGTGGCAAAATGGCTGTCGGTCGGCGGCGAGGTTATGCCGAACGCCATCAAGAACCTGGTCAAGGCGTATGGCGTCTACCCCGAAGAGGGTGTCCGCACGATGGCCGGCAAGACCGTGGTGCCGCCATGGCAGGTCACGGCGGAAGACAAATTGGCGCGCGCGGTGGGTCTGACCTCGGGTCATATCGAGAAGGTGTACCAGGAGTGGGAGCGGGATTACCGGCTGGGCGAAGCGTCCAACGCGAAGTCTGCCGCGCTGAACAAGCACCTCGCGTCTCTGGCAACGGACATGGTGAACGCAGAGCATCGTGGCGACAAGGCGGCGGCGAAGGCGGCCGAGGATGAGGCGACCAGAATTGCTACGGCAGCCGGCGGAGATCCGAAAGCGCACGCCAGGGTATTCCGCGATGCTGTCAAGGCCGCGCAAGACCCGATGCAGGGCCGGCTGCGGCACCTTCCGAAGGCCGTTCGGGGAGAGGCGGCAAAACCGCTGTTCATAGAACCGGGCGCACCGTAAAAATCGGCCTTGTCATCGAAGCTGGCGACGGCTATATCATCGTCATGTTCTGGTCATCCATCCTGTCGACAACGCCGCGAGCCGATTGCCTCGGGCATATGCAGCCCGAAAATCGGTATTCGGGAGGGGTTCGGCTCGGATAGACCGAGCGCAAGGTCCAAACGGACACCGAACCCCGCCCTGAAACGAGCGGGGTTTTTGTTTGACCATTGATCGAGCGACCCGGAAGGTGCCGTGGAATCCCGGCATCACAGAGCCGTATAGCCGGCCGCAGCGATCTTAGATTTTGTAATTTTCGGGGTACTCGTCCAATGGGAGGGCTCCTGTTTTGCAAGCAGGCAATCGGGGTTCGATTCCCCGGTACTCCACCAATTCGCGGCCATCGTCTAACGGCAAGACACGAGTCTGCCAGTCTCGGAATAGGGTTTCGACTACCCTTGGCCGCTCCAATATGGGCGTCGGCTCTGGTGAGCGGGTGCGCCTTATAAGCGCGCGAGAGCGGGCGGACGGCCTGCAACGGTAGGGATCGTAACCCTAGACGCCTCCCATTTATGCGGGTAGACCAAGGGTCCACTTAGGCTCATAACCTAGGAGGGGTCGGGGCAGTACCGACACCCGCAACCATTCGCCCAGATAGCAAAGGTAGTCCTCGCGCGCCGTTGAAGGCGACGAAATCTTGGTGCGATCCCAAGTCTGGGCACCACGCGGCTATGACCGATTGGCAAAGGTCTCAGTCTTCCAAACTGAAGTTCCGGGTTCGATTCCCGGTAGCCGCTCCAGTTTCATTGGCGGGTAGCACTCAGGGTGAGCGCGTCCGGCTGTTAACCGGAATTGAGGTCGGTTCGATCCCGACCCCGCCAGCCATTACCGCCGCGATCCGGGATCAACGGAGCCTCCAAAACTCCGGATGAGGGTTCGACTCCTTCCGGCGGTGCTAAGTCCCGATGGCAGAGCGGCAAATGCGCGGGTCTGCAAAACCCGTTACGCCGGTTCAACTCCGGCTCGGGACTCCAGTTTGATGGCGGGTATCGTCTAATGGTAGGACGGGAGATTGTGGATCTCCTAACGCGGGTTCGATCCCCGCTACTCGCCCCAGCCCGGTCAGCACGATGGCCGTGCAGCGGTCTTGTAAACCGCTGATGGGAGTTCGATCCTCTCACCGGGCACCAGACAAGAGGAGGGGGTATGATGGTCAATCAGGACGACATTCGCCTTCTCCGGGAGATCACCGCGCGGCAGCGCGATGAGTTGATGGGGATTAGCACACCAGCTAGTGCATCGGTCTCTGACACCGAGGAATCCGGGGCGGCACCGGAATCCCCTTCCAACACAGACGGCGGGTTTTCGAGTGGCCTCGACGCGAGTCCTTGAAATTCGTAGATCAGGGTTCGATCCCCTGGCCCGCTTCCACGCTCCTTCGGCTACTGGCTAGGCCGCCACCCTCTCAAGGTGGAGAAGTCGGGATCGAAACCCACAGGAGCGACCAGTTTATGCCCCGCTAGCCCAACTTGGTAGAGGCGCCTGATTTAGGATCAGGAGGTTCGGCGTTCGAGTCGCCGGCGGGGTACGGAGGGCGCCGCTAAATGGCTGGCGACTGGTCCTGAAAACCAGGGTTTCCGAAAGGATAGGGGTTCGATTCCTCCGCCCTCCGCCAATCATGGAAGATGCTCGGGCTGGCTCCCGAAGCGGTTTGCTAAACCGTAGTGGCTCGCAAGGGCCAATGGTTCGACGCCATCATCTTCCGCCACCGCCTTCGTAGCACAACAGCAGTGCGCCGCTTTGGTAAGGCGGAAATCCCGGAGCATCACCGGGCGAAGGCTCCAGCCGTGGTGAAACCGCGAGGCTGCGGAACGTGTCTGTAAAACACGGCCCTTCGGGGGAGCTGTTCGATTCGGCCACCACGGACCAATTTTGCCGGCGTCTTCCAACGGCCAGGAAGCCCGCCCGATAAGCGGGTAACGTTCGGTTCGACTCCGACCGCCGGTCCCAGTATGGGCTCGTAATTCAATGGTAGAATAGCTGGCTCTTAACCAGCCCATGAGGGTTCGATTCCTTCCGGGCCTACCACTTGCGCCTGTCGCACTCTGGGAGTGCCGCCGCCTGTCTAGCGGATGCAGGAGGGTTCGATCCCCTTCGGGCGCGCCACCTGCGCGTTACGGTAGCGGCTAACCGCCCTGGTTTGGGACCAGGAATTCGGGGGTTCGAGTCCCTCCGCGCAGACCATTTTCGCCCTTCTCAGCGGACCTGGGCGCGGGTTTCCTAAACCTGCTGACGCGGTTCGACTCCGCGGAGGGGCGCCAATACGGGGTGTAGCTCAGTCAGGCCAGAGTGTCCGGTTCGGAACCGGAAGATCGGTGGTTCAAATCCACCCACCCCGACCAATTTGCCTCGCTCGTCTAATGGTAGGGCCGCTGGCTTACATCCAGCAGATGGCGGTTCGATTCCGTCGCGAGGTACCACGCGCGGTCGTCTAAGGAAGGACACTTGCCTTTCAAGCAGGGTAACGCGGGTTCAAATCCCGTCCGCGCGACCAACTCGCCCTCACCAGTGGATCTGGCTTGGTGGCTACGAACCACCTATGCGCGGTTCGATTCCGTGTGGGGGCTCCATTCCGGGCTTAGCGCTGGGACGCGGGCGGGTCTTCTAAACTTGCCGACGCACGGTTCGATTCCGTGTAAGCCCACCATGCGCTCACCAGCGGATCTGGCGTCTGGCCTCCGAAGCCGGAATGCGGCGTTCGACTCGCCGTGGGCGCGCCATTTGGGCGCCTATGCAAATTGGCAAAGCAGTTTCGCTCAAAACGAAATGTATCAGGGTTCGACTCCCTGGGCGCCTACCATGCCTCGCTGGTGTAACGGCAGCATATCCGGCTTTTAACCGGTAAGGACAGGGTTCGAATCCTTGGCGGGGTACCATAGCTGGCGTAGCATAGCGGCAGTGCAGCCGGTTCGTACCCGGCCGACGCTGGTTCGAGTCCAGCCGCCAGCACCAGGAGCACCACGATGTCATCCGCAGCCCGGAAGCTAGGATCGCTGCGGACGCTTGTGCTCAATGCCGATGGCCGCCCTCTGACGACTTGGCCGCTCAGCCTTGTCTCGGCTCAAGATGCGGTTTCGACGATCTGGCGTGATCGCGCCTACGTGGTCGAGACATGGGAGGATGCGTTCTTTCGTTCGCCCTCCGTGACGATCGCGGTGCCGAAGGCGATGATGCTGCGCGAGTATGCGCACACCGGAAAGCACCCGAAGTTCTGCCGGGCGTCGATCTACCTGCGTGATCGGTTTACGTGCCAATTCTGCGGCAAGCGATTCGAGCGCTCCGAGTTGACGTTCGACCACCTGCTGCCGCGCCGGCTGGGCGGACGCACGGTATGGGACAACATTCTTTCGGCGTGCCTGCGGTGCAACGCACAGAAGGGCGACCGCACGGCCGAGCAAGCGGGCATGCGTCCGCTGAGCCTGCCGCGCCAGCCGACCACGGCAGAATTGCTACGTGCGGGGCTTGAATTGCTGCCCAACGACATCCGCGACGATTTTGGTTCCTGGTTGTATTGGAACACACCGCTGCAAAGCTGATTGGGACGTGGTAGCGTTCTGCCGGTATGGCCGAAGTAACCCCCTTCCCCGGTTCGCTCTCGGCCCTCCTTGAGACCGAGTTCACCCGGCTGCTCCAAGAGCTCGCCGGCAAGTCGCTGCGCGAGCGCGCCCGCATGTTGAACACGGCGACCGACTACCTGTTGCGAATGCAGGCGCTCGGCACCCGCGCCGACCACACGCTCGCCGACACGATCGAGGCGCAGTTTGTGGCATTGCTTACCGAGATCCAATCTGCTAAGGATGACGCCGAGGGGACGTGCGGCCTTACGGTAGCCGAGCGCATAAACGTAGCGAACTCGGCTCTCGCGTTTCTGTCCAAGCGACGGAAACTCAAGAGGCACGACCTCAAAAGTGGAATCGACCTCCTTCAAAGCCAATTCCGCGACGCCCGTCGAGCTGGCCGGCGTCGAGGTGCTTCCTGAGCGACCGCGCCGCGCGCCGTCATTGGTGCGCCCAGCTGAGGAGCCGACCCCCGCCTCGCCCGATACCAATGCCGTCCTGGCGCAGATTGCGCGGGTGCATGAACAGCAGCAGGCGCTCGCCGTCCATCTGACGCGCCAGACCCAACAGGCGCAGGCGCAGAGCCGCATCAATCAGCAAGTCCTGGCCGTCACGATTGCTCTGACGCGCGTGCTCGCCGTCCGCTTTCTGCTCTTCCTGTCGCTCATCGGCGCCTTTGTGCTGGCGCTCGGGGCGATGCAGTTCCAGACGATCCCAGCAATCGCCGTACTCATCGCCTACGCCCTCCTGACAGTTGGCCCGATCGTGGCTTTGGAAATACGGCATGGCCGCGCGCTGCCGCCGCCGCAGGCCGGGTGAGCGATGCCGTGGGATTCGCGGGACGCATCACGGTTTACGCGGAAGGCCAAGACGCCCGTTGCAAAGCGGCAATGGCGGCACGTCGCCGACAGCATGCTTCGCCGCGGCGCTTCGGACGGGTCTGCCGTGCGCGCGGCCAACGCCGTCGTTGCCAAGAGGCGAGATTCGTCCCGGTCCCGTCGTCGAGCCAGCCGGAGAAGCTGATGCAACTCGCCGGCTCCCGCGGACAGCAACAAAGAGATCACTACTATCGAGCGGACGGCACGATCGCCTCCGGGAACACCTCGCAGTTGCTGTTGCCCGAGCGCAAGAGCACCTCGTTTTTGCTGATTTCGAACAATTCCAACGGGGTGCTGTGGGCTGAGATCGGCGGCGCGCGCGCTACGGTCTCGATTTCCGGCGGCGGGTTGAACGTCTTTACGGTCACCAACGGCGGCTTCGGCTACAAAGTCGCCCCGAAGGTGTACCTGTTTGGCGGCGGCAGCGGCGGGAACACTTTGGCACCGGGCGTCGGGTTGGCAACGTGGCCCGCTCCTGGGGATGCAGGGTTCACCGCACCACGACAGGGATCGACCACCGATCGGATTGGGAGGGCAAATGCCCTGCTGACCGGCGGCGTTGTGTCGTCGATCCTCGTCGACGATCCGGGTTCGGGCTACCTCGCCGCGCCATACGTCTTTCTCGAAAACAGCCCTCTCGACCCCTTCGGCTGCGCCGATCCTTATTTCGGCAGCGCCAATACCGGTTTCCAGATCGGGGTCGGCGGCAGCTATTACGTCAACGGCACGCATTGCCCGACCGACGCCATCTCGATCTGGGGGGCGACGACAGGTCAGGCGTATTTTTGTGCGTGGGCACCCTAGAGAGGGGAATTTTGATGACGAAGCTCATCCTGCGGGCGCTTGGCGCAATCGCGCTCGTCGTCGCCCTCCTGGCGACGCACGGGGCCGAGGCCCAATCGCCAAATTTCTACCAGTGCCAGTTCACCTGGAGCCAGGGAGGGGTCAGCAACACCAGCCCCAATACGATCTGTCAACTCGACCCGAACCGTATGATCAACGGGGCCGGGGCCGCGGTTCTCCTAACGCTGTCGTCGGGTGCCAGCATGACGGCAACGGTTCAGATAACCGGAGACATCCCGATCAACCTCGCCGGCGGTGGAAACTGGAACAATCACGACACGCTGGTCACCGAGACGACCTCGGCCAACGGGAACATCCAATACCCGGTGACCGGCATTCGTCTGAATGTTTCGAATTACGTCAGCGGCGTGGCGACCTTAACGGTCATCATGCCAGGTATTCCGCGGAGTTAAGCCAATGAAGCGAATCTTGTTCGCGGGTTTGGGCGCTCTCGCCATCATGGCCGGCGCCGGCTCCGGTGAGGCACAGATCGGGGGCGCGGGGGTCGTGAGATCGACAGCGGCGACGCTCGGCTACCTGCAATTCTTTACCCCGCCGCCGCTGAACAATCAGTTGAGCGATACGCAGCTTTGCAAGGGGTGGCCGGTCCCGAGTTTCACCCAGCAAACGGGACTCGTGGGGGGATACGCGATCCTCTACGACGCCAGCGGCAAGCCTCATTATGTTCCGGGTTGCTGAGTTGATGAACACGAAGCGCCCGCCCGCGATCATGATTGGGGTGCCCTCACCCGGATTCTGGAAAGCCAAGATGGGGGTCGACACGCTGTCGATGGCGCTGTGGGCGGCCTATCACGGCATTTATATCGAGGCGCGCGGCGCCGAGGGCGCTTACACCGAGGCAAACCGCAACAACATTGTACGGGCGGCGCTCGACTACAAACACCCGATTGACGCGATCATGTGGATCGACGCGGATATGCGGGTTCTCCCGCAAACGCTGCTCCGGCTGTGGAAATATGGCCGGGACATCGTGGGTGCCAACTACCGCGAACGCGAGCCGCCCTACAGCCATCTCGGCAAGTTCTCCAACGAGCGGGACGCCAAGGCCAAAGGTGGCATCCATGAGATGGATCTGATGCCGGGGGGCATGATCCTCGTGCGCACAGCGGTTTATCGCAAGCTGTCGGCGCCCTGGTACAAGCTCGACGACGACGGTTTGCGCGACGACTACTACTTCTGCACCAAGGCGCGCGAGGCTGGCTACAAGGTCTGGTGCGACATGGAGCTGACCCGCACCGTTCGCCATCGCGGCGACAACGATGTGTGGTGGTATGGGGAGGGCGAGGAGCCGGTCGCGAGGGCCGATCCGCGTCAGCCTGTCTTCGATATTCCGTCTCTGGTCGGGCGTGCCGGGCTAGAGAACGGGGCGGCTTTCCCGGCACCGGAGAAGGTAGCATCATGAACGCTTTGAGAAAGACCCTCCTTGGTGGCGTGTCGGCGGTTGCGCTGCTCGCGCTCCCGATCGCTGGCGAGGCCGACGTACCCGGCACCTCCGTCACTCAGACCGCGACGCATCTTGACGCGGCGGTGATCTGGCAGGGCGAGGCTGCGGGGGCAACCTCGTGCAACGCCGTGTCGGCGACATCGGCCTCGGATACGATCACAATCACCCCGCCGGGCGGGCAGTACGTGTACCTGACCAACTTCCTCCTGCAGCACTCGACGGACGCGACCGGCGCGACCGAGGTGCCGACGATCTCGATGACCAACATCGGCACCGGCGGCTTTCCGGCATTCCTCTCGGCGGCATCGACCCTGGCGACCACCGGCTACACTGTCAACGTCGACATTCCGTTCGGCGTCGGCGGCCTGAAATCGGCTGCCGCGGGCGTGGCGGTGACCTTCGTCCCGTCCGCGACCCTCTCGGCGCACACGATCATGTGCAACTCGGTGACGTACTACCTGAACGCGAACTGAGGCCACATGCGCTGGAAGCTCCTTCTCGGGCTCGCAGCGGGGCTCGCGGCCACGGGCATCGTTCTGTGGGCACCGTGGGCCTCGCCGCCGCCTTTGCTTTACGAGACGGTCAGTGGCTACCCGATGCGGGTCTATTACCGCAATCGCGGCGTCTCTCCGGCGGCGGTGCGCGCGGTCAACGCGATGCCGGCGCTCAGCGTCGACAAGCCGTTGACCGAGGAACAGATCGACAGGTATCTCGCCGAGGTCAAGGCGCAGATAAAGCGCGCTCCTACGATCGTCGCGCCGGGCGATTTCATGTGGTTTGTCGCCGATGACCCGGATGAATTGGCGTGGATGCCGGCGAAGACGGAACACACGACATGGCTCTATATCTTCGGCGTCGTCGAGATGCCGAGATCCAGCGTGGTTGACACCAAATGGGTCAGCGAGCTTTGCCTTGTCTCGAAGACCAAGGAGCCGTTCAGGCCCTGCGATAGACACAACGACGTATACGCCGGCAGCTGAAGAGGGGGAGCGATGAACGCCCCACCCTCGCCCATACCTTGCCGCGCCCCGCCGCAGCCTACCGCACCGTACCTAGGCACAGCACACCGGACCGGAGCCCACCGCGCCGTAGCACGCCGGGAACGGAAGAATACCGATCGGTGTGATTTTCTGTCAACATTGGGAGATCGCTGATGGCGGCCCCAAGTTTGGCGGTTTTTCAAACCGGCGGCGCGGCTGTCACCGGCGACAATTTGAACTCGATGGTGCAGTCATGCGATACGATGAGCGAGCTTCGTGCTCTCGTCGGCGTCGCTGGGATGCAAATCTTTGTTCGGGGGCAGAGCGCTCCAAACGACGGGCTTCAAGGCAACTTCTACTGGAACGTCAACGGCACGGCACCCGATGACAATGGCGTGACGACGGTTGTCCCCTACGGGGCCGGGTCTGGAGAATGGACGCGGATCATCAACCTTTCCCCAAGGGGAACGTTAGCCACAACCTACCCCCCTAATCCGTCCGGAACGACCAGCCTCATAGGCGTTATGATGGGGTTGGGGATGACGTTTACGCCCACGAAATCGGGCAATTTCCTGCTCATGGCCACCGCCATTATTTACAATGCGACATCGGTCGATGGCGTTACGGCTGAGTTGCGATATGGCATAGGGACCGCGCCTTCCAATGGAACCCCCCTAGCGGGCACCAACATATGCGTGGCCGGCGAAAATAATATCCCCGCCGCAACAGCATCGACTCCGGTTGCTCTAATAGCATTCGTGGGTAATTTGACGGTCGGGGTCACATATTGGCTTGATTTGTCCCTGGCGGCTATTGCGGGGGGGACAGCAAACGCTATCAATGTGACATTGACGGTCGTCGAGTTATGATCCGCGCAGTCATTATTGGGCTGTTCGTGTTTTTCGCTCTGCCAGCATTGGCGCAGCCGGGAGCCTGTCTTGATCCGTCGCAGTCCTGGTCGTGGAGTTACTCGGTTGGGCCGATCTCCTCGATCAACTATTATCTCGACAGCCAGGTTCTCGCGGTCGCGTACAATGATGGCGTCGAGCATCTGCTGAACGGCGTGCCGACCAATGTCGCGCAGCGCTTTCAGATCGGCTACGGGGTATCGCCGGCCTCGATCTGGGCCGGGATGCGATACGGCTATCTGGAGATTCTTCAAAGCCAAGTTCACTGCCCATTACGCTCGCAGTCCGGTGAGTTTTTGCTTTCCGCTGCACAACACGACACCCCCCAATGAAACGCTGGTTCCTCGTTTTCGCTCTGTTGATCCTGGCGCTTATCACGCCCAATCGGGCGTGGTCCCAGAGCTCGTTCTACAATTGCGCGATCGTCATCCCGAACCCGCCCGCGACGCAGTTTGCCACGCCGGCCGCCAGCCCGACGATCTGCAACCTTGACCCGCAGCGCATCGTCTCCGGTGCCGGCGTTGGATTGATCCTCAATTTCTCGCCGGGCGCTGTCGCAACCGTCAGCGTGCAAGTCACCGGCGACCAGAACCCGGCAGGCGCGACGGCGGCGTGGAACAACCACGACTACATGTTCAACCTCACGAGCTCGATGAACGGCAACATCATCATGCCGCTGACGGCTGTGCGCCTTTACCTGACGAGGTACACATCGGGCACGATCACGCTCTATCTGGTGGAGGCCGCGAAATGAGAACGCTCGGTCGCCTCCTCCTCGCCGCTACTCTGTGGGTCGGGCTGTCGGCCGGCGCGGTCGCCCAGTACATCTCCACCCCTCCCGGCATAATTCCGGTCACGGCGTTCACCTATTACCCCACCAACTTGGCGCTCCAGGTGGCGATTGGCGGCTCCGCCTCAACCGTGTACCGCGGCGGCTTTTTTGCGGCGGGAGACGGTGGTGCCAGTTTCTATCAATGGTCGACCAGCGCGTGCTCGCTCAATTCGGGTAGCGGCGATAACGGTAGTCAGGTTGCCCCGGCAACGGGGGTCGGTTGCTGGATTGCGGAAAAGCCGACGGGTCCATGGGATGTGCGCATTTTCGGTGCCGACGCGACGGGCGCCAACGATAGCACCGTCGCGCTCAATGCCTGTTTGGCAGCGGCTGGCCCCGGCGGAACCTGTCTGGCTAGCGGGGGTACTACGCTGAAAATTCTCGGGGCTGTTTCGCTCCCCGGCCACACGACGCTGAGTTGCGGCAATTCCTATCTGGACGCCGAGGATAACCCGGCCGCATATGCGTCGACCCCGGCAATCAAAGTAAGCAACTCGCCTGCGATCACGGCCACCGGCGAGGGAGCGGCGGTCGCCAACTGCCTCATCTACCGCAACGGCATGACGTTTCCGGCGGCGGACAGTTCAGGTTTTGCGGGTACAGGACTATCAGACGCGGGCTACGGAAATTTCACCGTCATCGGCTCTGTGATCATCGGTTTCGACACGGCCATCGATACGTCGGGGCCTCGGCCCTACATCCAGTACGTCTACGTCGACGGAACTGGGGTCACGCATCCGGTCATCTACGAGCACAACGGCAACAGTGACGGCGGTGTGTTCGACAATATCAAAATCCAGCCGCTCGCTACGGGCAATTACGGGGGTAGCATAACCTGCGCTGAGGCAACAAGGCCAGGCACCGGATTCTATATGGGGGGCATCAATTTTATCGGCAAAATCGTCTCACAAAACATGCGGACGGCTGAGTTCGATTTCGAGTTTTACACCATTGCCGACGGGATATGGGCCGATTTCCCCGTTGCTTGTTTGAGCGCGCCGAGCAGCTATACGCCGACAGGTGTATTGATCGGCAACACGCAACTAATGGCGAACCACGTTGACATCAATTCGGTCAGCGTCGGGATTATTTCCAAGAACACTGGCGCCGCAAATTGGATCGGCAGTCTGTTCCTCAACAGCGTCGGGGGGGACTGCGTTCAAATAGGAACCAGCGGCGGCGTGGCGGGCGGCGCGTTTACTATTGGCGATGTGGTGATGAATGCCGGCAACGCGTCTAATTGCGGAGGATACGTCGTCAACTATCTGGATTCAACGCATCTGTCTTACCTGACGATTAACAGCGGTCTTTTACACGGGGCCAATAGCGGGAACCCGCCCTACATAAACGTGCCCTCTGCCGTGAACGCTTGGCAGATAAACATTTCTCCAAAGGTCGTCACCGATCTCGCGAACCCGGCGGCGATTTATGGGGCGACGACGGTGGGGTCATGTACCGGGTTGGGGACTTCGGGTAACGCCTGCGCGCTGATGCCGTCCAGCCTCACCGATCCGTATTCGGGGGTAGTCCTGCTCACGGTAGGGTCGGGTGGGTCGCCGGGTACGACGGGGGTGGCTGAACTGACGTGGCCGCTGACGATCTCCAACGTCAACGGCTGCACCGCAGGCATACAGGATGCCGGGAACGCGTGGGCGGTGCCTGCTGGTGTGAAGATCATCAGCATCGACAGCACGCACACTGAGTTGTCGTGGTTCGCCAATTCTGCGCTGACAGCAAGCGGCACCTACCGCATCGCCTTTACGTGCAGGCCGCAATGATCGCAAGGATCTTCCTCCTTGCCCTTATGCTGATCGCGCCCGCCGCATGGGCGCAGACGATTGGCGGCGCACCACCGCTGCAGCAACCGGTGCAAGCGAGCGACCAAATATTCATCTTCCGTGGTTCGGCACCGGTCTATTCGACGACGGTGGGGACGCTGCTGTCCGGTCTGACGACGGGCGTCTACGGGCCGGTGTCGAGCTCGAATGGCTACGTGCCGACTTGGAACGGTGTGGCGGGTAACAAGCTGAACGCAGGCCTTCCGGTTGGACAGACCGGCAATTCGACGATCGTCGAGACAGGCGTTTCGGGGCTGATCTCGTCGTCAATCCTGCCGATCATAGGTGGGGCAAATGGTGGAACCGGAGTCAACAACGGCAGTTATACCGAGACTTTTGGGGGCAACCTCGTTACCGGCGGGGCACTGACGACGACCGGGCTCGGCCCTGTGACGCTCGCCTTCCCTAGCATCCCGGTAACCTTCACCTTCCCGAGCACATCGAAGACGCTCTTGGCGAGCGATGCCAGCAACGTGTCGCTGCCCACTGCGCTCAACAACCTCGGCCTCGGATCGGGCAATACTCCTATTTTTGCGGGTGTGACGCTCGGTACGGCACCGAGTAGCCTCGGGGCAATCCTGAGCAGTGAGTGGGCCGGTCCTAACTGGACCAGTTATACCGGCAATCAGGACATGATGCGAATCATGGTCAACAATTATCCGCTGTCCGACGAGTACCTGGGCGGTACGGTTCCGCTCGTGAGTGGCCTCGTCGTTGGGATGGTCGTTCCAAGCGGCGCGATCGGAGGGGCGACCGTCGGGGATCAGGTGCTCATCGCCTACGGCAAAACCCTGTCATCGACCAAAGGTGTTGCTGCTACTACCGGGTTCTCCTTCATGGGAGCTGCAGGATCACAGGCGTGGGGTCTTGTAGGCAATGTCATCAACTGCCAGGACTTCCCCTGTACCGGTGGGGGGTTTGGCGGCGGCGGCGTCCTGTATAGCGCCGAGCTGGACATGAACGTGGTCCCCAAGACCGGCAGCGTCGCTCCGGACCTCACCGCGATCGGGCTCCATATCGTCAACAATAGCCTGACGGACGTGGCTGGCGGGTATTTGGAGGCCGCAATCAACATTTCTGCGACGCAGCAGCCGTGGGATGTCGGCATAAGTTTCTCGGACGGCGCGAGCAGGACTGCCGCGATGAACCTCGGCCGCGCAGCGACTGGCGTGAGTCAGCCCTCGCAGGTGCTTGCGTTCAACGCAGAGAACAGCGGCGGCTCCAATCTAACGGATACTCTCTTTGAGACAGCGTTCGGTACGCTACAGCTCAACCTGCCTACGACATCTTCATTTTTCCAGGTCGTCGGCGGTGCGATTGCGGTCGCGCAGCCCGCTAATGGTAGTACGACGGGCGCTCTTTACCTAAGCCGGGCTACAGACAGCGGGCCGACGGGGAATTTGATCGAGGCGGTCAACGCTGCGCAAAACTCCACGCTGTTTAATATCGACGTTAACGGGGTGGCAAATTATTCGGCGGCGGTCGCCCGGTCTGGTGCGCCGACTGTAGCGGCTGGGCAGATAGGATATGGCAGTACGGTAGCCGCCGCAAGCAACTGTGGATCTTTAGCCAGTTCGGTGGGGTGTATCATCGTGAATATCGCCGGTTCAGTGCACTATTTTCCTTATTACTAAAGGGACAAGATTGGGAATGAAACTCTTCACCGGCATTCTGATCTCCGCCGCGCTGCTAGTTTCGATGCCGTGCTTTGCTCAAGAGTTATCTCAGGTTCGGCCGGAGAGACTTGCTGGGGCGCCTCCGCCGCCCGCCCCGGCACCGCCGCCGCCACCATCCACAAAGCCCCCCGTGACGAAAGAGCCAACAGCGACGAGTGCGGCACAAGCGTCGGAGCCACCGGCACCGATCAATCCGTGCGCTCGCGGGCCGTCGCGGATAAAGCTTGGCGGGGTCGATCTTGACGCTCTGAAATGCCTAAACATCGTTCTGGCCCAGCAGCGCGACGCCCAGGTGCAGCAGGTCAGCAACAAGGAAGCGATTGTGTCCGTGGAGCTCCTGTTGGCGAGGGACGATCTAGAGAAGGCCTCGGCTCAATTAAAAGACGTAAGCGCGCGGGAGGGGTGGTGGCAGCACTGTATCACTGACCCGGCATGTGTGACATGGGCCAACCAGGGGCACTGAGAGGATCGTGAAAATGAAGCGTTTAGCAATAGCGCTTCTCGCGCTGTTTTTATTCGGCCACGCGGCGCTCGCGCAGCTTACCAATTATGCTAACACGACGCTATCGAATGCTGCGCTGCCCAACGCGCGCGCCAACCTTGGCTTCCTCAACTACGTCTCCGTCACGGACCCGGCCTATGGGGCGAAGTGCGACGGGGCGACGGACGACTCGGCGGCGATCCAGACGGCGGCGAATGCCGTCCCGGCAGGCGGCATCTTGCTGCTCCCCGCCGGGAAGCAATGCAATTACGGCACGACACTGACCCTCGCCCTCGGGATCAATATCAAGAGCGACGGCCCGCAATCGTCGGGGCAACTCTTCTGGACCGGCGACGCGACCTCCGATCATATCGTCATCGCGAGTGGCATCGGTCCGTTCCAGGCGGCGGATGTCCGCATGGTCGCGACGGCGGGGGCGACCTACTCCGTCAACGACACGATCACGCTGAACGATGGTTGTGGCACTCATGCCATTGTGAAGGTTGCCAGAGTGTCGGGTACAGGCGTCGCCGATGCCCGGATCACCACGGTTGGTTCTTGCACGAGCCAGCCATCCCCGACGACCGCAATTACGCAATTGTCGTCATCCGGCTCCGGCACCGGGGCGACGTTCAAGGTCTTCTACGGTTCGCAGACGACGAAAGTCTATGAGCCGGAATTTCATAACGTCATCCTCGGCAGCACGACGACGATGACCTCGGGCTGCGTGATCCGCGCCGATTACGCCGGGTATCTCGTCTTCGACAACTCGCGGATTTACGGAGCCAGAAAGACGTGGCGCGGCATCTGCATGTCGCGGGTCATCACCGCGCACATCGGGCACAATTCCTTGATCGACAACCTGCTTGGCGAATCCATCGTCATGTCAGGGACGGATACGGCTGGAAATCAGTCATCCGACGTCATGCTCGACCATTTGGAGTTGCAGGGGTGCAATCTTGCCATCGCGTCGAAGGCCGCCGCGCTACTGACCGGGTGTATCCTGCACGGGGATAATACGGACGGGATCTTTGTCACGCATACGGAGGTATACGGGTCATTCCTGGGGTACGCTGTCTACTTTGGCGCTGTGAACGGAGCGGCAAGCACACATTCGCTGTACTTCTTCAACGACTTCAATGTCGAGGCGGCGGGAACGTGGTCGGGCTCAATCAGCGGGACGAACTATAATAACATCTACCTCTCGGGCGGCTCCTGGATCGGGGCGAACAACATCGACGCCATCCACTTTCCCGCTGGAGCGACGCAACTCCAGATCGACCCGAGCGTCCTCATCTACTCGAACACGACCGATGCGTCGTCGCCAAACGGCATCTATGTGAACGGGACGGATGTCAGCATCGCCGGGACGATCATCGGAAACTATAACGGGGGCGGTGTGCTGGGCGCGGGCGTCTATCTCGACAGCTCGTCCAGCTACGTCTTCATCGGATCGACGGCCTCGATCCGCCAGTTCGCAGCCGGAGTGCAGGGCAATAGCGCGGTCGGCGTCTACACGCTCGATGCGGTCATGCAGAGCAATACGGCGGATCTGTCTGGCATTACCTGCACCGCTTTCGCCCGCCCGCTCACGAACGCGATCTCGTCGAGCGTGACCTCGCTCTGCCCGAACTGGTCCACGACCGGGACGCTCGCGGCCGGCGGGGCGGTCTCGCTCGGGTCCACGACGAACTTCCTCGGTGGTGCGACGGGAGTCACGATCACCGGGGCCAATTCCGGCGTCACCTTTGCCACCGTAAATCAATATCTGGCGAGCAACATCTACTATAACGGCGGCTGGAAATATGCCGCCAACGGCACGGGTCTTGTGTTCGCCTTGTCAACCACCTCGACGAATGCGATGGACATCTACACGGCGGCGAACAACGCGGGCGGAGCGGGTGCCGCCGCGTCGCTGACGACAGCGGCTCATGTCATCGCGAGCAGCAACGAGTGGGATTTCCCTGGCATCGTGACTGCTGGCGGTACGATCACGGGGACCAACCTCATTCCATCGGGGTCGGCGGCTCCGACCGTGGGCATGGGGCTGCCGGCGGCAGGTAAGCTCGGCCTCTACGGCACGACGAGCGAGTTGTTTTCCGGTGCGACGGACATCTGGGACTATGGCGTGACGACAGCGAGCGTGCTGACCCTGCCGGTGGCGACGACGCTTTCGAGCGCAAACGTGCTGCTGACGGGCATCACAACCGGGACGAATGCCGATTTCCTGTGCCGAGCCGCCACCGGGGCGGTCCTTTTGCAGACCTCAGCCTGCACGATTTCGTCGATGCGGTTCAAGAACCTGATGGGAAACTATCTCGACGATCCGCTCAAGGCTATCGGGGGATTGCACCCCATCGTCTTCACACGCAAGCGTGACGTGGAACACCCCGATCCTGATTGGAATGCATATCAGCCGCAGATTGGTCTCTCCGCCGAGAATGTAGCGGCAATCGAGCCCAAATGTGCGATCTATGAGCAGGATGGGAAGACGCCAAAATCCTATCGGCAGGAATGCCTAATCGCAGTTTTAGTTTCTGCCGTGCAAAGACAGCAGGCAGAAATCGCCGAACTCAAACATCATTAACGAATGGTCTCGCTAGTCGCCACGCTCGTCCTACCCTTCGCGGCGGCGGCCTGCTGCTCCCCGTTTGCCGTGCCTGTCGCGGCAGCTTTGGCTCTCGTGCTGGCGCAGTATCAGCGAATGGCGATGTAGCATGGACCCTACCGTTGAGATAGCCATCATCGGCTCGCTGAGCGTCACGGCGGCAGCATTGTCTCCGATCGTCCAAGCTCGTATAGCGAACAGGCAGCGGCAGAGGGAGCGCGACGAGGATAGAGCCGACCGCAAAGAAGTGGCGGCCAAGGTGGACGCGGCGGCAGATCAAGCACGGGAAGCCGCCCGCCTCCTGTCCGATGCACAGCAGGTTACGATATCGAAAACCGATGAGGTTGCGACGGAAGCCAAGGCGGCGACGGCCGAAACCCGAAGCCAGTTGAAACAGATCCATACTCTTGTCAACAGCGACATGACCGCTGCCCGGCAGGGTGAGTTGGATCAGGTGAGGCTAAACCTTACCACGCTTCGTAAGGTGGTATTGCTTGGCGCGGAGATGGGGCGTCCGCCGGCCGATGAAGATAGCGTGGCCATCGAGACCGCCGAAGCCAGGATCAAAGAATTGGAAGGGATTTTGGCTGATCGGCTATCGCAGATGCGGGTTATTGAGGCTGAGGCCGACGTTGGCAAATCGTGAAAGCATCGTGATTTTCACGGAATTTTCACACAAAATCAACGACCTTGTGTTAGTAACAATGTGAGAGTCTGAGGACGGCCGATGTTCGACGGCGTTGTGATAGGGTGCGAACCGATGCGATCTGATGGGTCTCAGGATATGACCGACCCGCGCACCGTCATCGCACAGTCGGAACGTCTCGCCGTTGTGGAGACGAAAGTGGAGGGGCTGAAGGAAGATACGGGGGTTATCAGGTCTAATATTCATGTCGTCAATAACGTATTACAGCAAATTATTTCGATGGAGCAGAGGTGCGAAACCAAACTCAGCGAGTTAATAGCATTGACGAAAGACCTTCCGACCATAGCGAGAACTGCCAATTCGTTTTCGGAAATGAAGGATGAGATTGAGGCGATGATCGACGAGCGCCAGCAGCGTCAGGGGGCGTGGAGGGCCATTGTACGGATGGGGGCCGCCCTTGTTGGTGCCGCATCAATCGGAGCCTGTGCCGCGGCGTGGTATTACGGACACTTCCATTGAGCGATCCGAAGGGCGAGCCCTACGTTGTCCGCCAGCCTGTCGCCCCCGCATGGAAGCGTTTTCATCGGCGTGGCGATTTCTGGCGCAACCCCATCATCGTAGCCGTGGTCGCAGGCCTGCTGATTAACGTGGTTTGGGCGGCGGGGGTCTACGCTTGGCAGCGCGGCATCGAAACCACCAGGGAATATTGGAGGAGTTACGGTGCCGGGCTCGCCGCCGAGGGGCACTACACCAACAGCCCCGATAAGCTGCGCGAGATCATCGCCCGCGTCCAGGAGGCTAGGCCAAAGTGAACTCGCACAACTTCCCCGAGGGCGCTGCGTCGCCTGCGGAACCCTTCGCACGCAGTTCGAGCACGCGCCGGACAAGAGCCCGTGCCCGTATGCTAAACCGCCGAGCGGGTTGCGACCCGAGCCAGCCGAGCATCGGTACGCTGTGAATGACCAAGCGACGATCGCCGCGCGACTGATCGAACTGCGGGCAGAGCAAGAGGCGTCTTGGAACACGATTGAAGGGGAGACAGGATGACGCGCTCAATTAACTCGGACGGTCTCGAAATCATCAAATCGGGCGAAGGGTTGCGCCTCACGGCCTATCTCGACCCGGCGGGCATCTGGACGATTGGCTACGGGCATACCCCCGCTCACCAGGGGCAGGTAGTCACGCAAGACCAGGCGGACGCGCTGCTCATCTCGGATATTGCTTGGGCTTCCGCAGCGATCGACAGCGCAACCCATGATGTAAGCACGACAGACAACCAATTTTCTGCTATGGTAAGCCTTGCGTTCAACATTGGTGCCGGTGCGTTCAAGGGATCTACGGTTTTGCGGCTTCATCGGGCGATGAAATATCAGGGTGCTGCAGATGCCTTCCTCCGCTGGGACAAGGCCCACGTCGATGGGGTGCTTGTGACCCTCGCTGGCCTAGCGAAGCGCCGGGAGCAAGAACGGGAGTTGTATCTGAAATGAGTGATGCAGAACAGCACGAACCCGATGGGATGGCGGCCTACGCTTTGGCCATCAAAAACTCTAGCCGAGACGATCCGAATTGGCCCTTACCATCCTTTGATGCGAAGGATTGGGCCGAAGCGTTTTGCAAGACGGCGGCAAAGTTGGGGCATCCCGGCATCGACGAGGAGTGGATGATCGGGTGGTTCGCCAATGCTCTGATGCGCGGCTACGATGAGGCGAACATGCGAACGTCAAGGGCCGCATCGGAGGCTAAGCGCGCGCTATGAACCCCTCCCAACAACAGATCAACAGCGCCGTCCGCACGCTCCTCGCCACATTGGGCGGCTTGGTCGCCGGATGGGCAATCGCCAAGGGGTACATTACTCAATCCGAGGCGGACTCGATCCTCTCCAATCAGCAGGTTATGGATTCGGTAACGACCGTCGTTCTCACGCTGCTAGGTTCAGCCGGAGCGGCTGGCGTCGGCATCTGGGGCCTCGTCGCCCACAAGCAGGCGAACGTTGTCGCAACTGTCGCCGCGATGCCCGAGGTGAACAAGGTCGAGATGGTGTCTACCGCAGCGGGGCTCAATCTCGCGGCAGCGGTCCCTTCGGCGCCGGGGTCGGTCGTGACGGTAGCCCCGCCATCAGCGATGCCGCCCCTGGGCAGCGTGGTAGCATAGGAGAACCCCGTATGGGTCAATTCCTCTTGGTGCTTGCTGACGTCCTTCTACTGGTCGCGTCTTTCATCTATCGGCCAAATCCTACGCCGCTCCACCCCCTCTTCCCCCACCTGGGATGGTTCGGGCTGTTCCTCTATGTGCTGGTCGCAGCCCTCGGAGCCTTCGGCATCGGTCGATGAACCCGCTCATTCTGATCCTGCTCGTCCTCCTCCTTGTGGGAGGCTTCGGCGGCGGCACCTACTACGGCGGCATGCACGTCGGCGGCGGGATCGGGCTCGTGCTGCTGGTCGTGATTATCATTTTGCTGTTTCGCTGAAAGGACCAACGCCGTGCGCCAACTCCTTGAGAAGATCCGCCGCCTGCTCACAGAGAAACGGCGTGCCGCTCCCGTGGCGGCTACAGCCTGAAAGGAAATGCCATGACCCAAATCTCTCGCCGTGCGCTGCTGAGTTCGACAGCAATGATCCCGGTGGCGATCGCCGTAGATGGCTGCGCCGGCCTTACCTCCCTCCCGCAGTTCGCGACCGATGTCGAGAACATCGCCGGCATGCTCAGCAACGCCGCGCCGACACTCGGGACGCTGGCCGGGATCGGATCGGCCACGATTGCGAAGGTGCAGGGGCTTATCGCCACGGCGAAGACCGTTGCCGCCTCGGTCACGGCAGCGGCAGCGGCGGGCGGCTCCGGCATCGGAGCGCTCGTCTCGGATTTCGCTGGCGTCTTCGGCTCGATCACGGCGGCTCTGGGAGTGAACGTTCCGGGCCTGTGGGGGACGGTCATCTCTGCCGGCGTGTCGCTGCTGCCGAGCATTCTGGGCGCAGCCGGCATTCCCCTGGCTGCCGGTCCCGGTGCTCCCGCCCCCACGATGCCCGTAGCGCAGGCGCGGGCGATCGCTGCGGCGCTGGCGGGTAAATGATCCGCGCGCTCGTCCTGCTCGCCCCGCTGGCGCTCAGCGGGTGCGGGCTCGCACCAACGCTGATCCTGTCCATCGTCGGAGCCGGGTTGGAGTTCGGCGACAAGGTTCTGCAATTGGACCTGAGCGTGCAGCAGAACCAGCCGAACAAGTTGCCGATCTCCGCCATCGTCGCGCCGCAGCCGATGAGGACGCCATGAGTGCACCTGTGGTCTGGTTTATCGTGATGAGCAGTTGTAGCAACTGCGCTGGTGATCCAGGAATTTTCCCCGGTTTCCAGGCACACTACGACAAGACCTATGTCGAAATGCCGTCGCAAGAAGCCTGCCTGGAAGCGCAGAAGCTGAATACCGGATCAGAGTGCTGGGCACGGCCAGGCACACCCAACGACATCAAATCTCGGTGATGCCATGAACCCCGACATCCTCGGCACGGAGGCGGCTACGACGGTCGCCCGCACCGTTGCGCTTGCCCTGCTGCTCGCCCTTGCGGCATGTCAGGCGACGACGCCTGCCCCTCGTGGTCCCGATATGCCGCAGGCTACCGGTGCGGGGCAGTATGAGCCGGGGTTCCATGCGTTTTGTCTCGCAAACCCGGCCGAGCCAGCCTGTCACTTAGGAAGGTAGGTCATGCGTTTTTATTGTGTCTTAATGGAGACGTTACCCCATGAGCACCCCTCAATGGTTCGCCGAGTTTGAGCGGCAAGAGGCGATGCGCGATGAACGTATAGATATCATCCGAGGCGATATGGAGCGTCGGAAGAGCCTGCGCCATTTTGGCGATCCATGCGTTCATTGTGGAATAACTCACGACGACGTTGCACCAGGCCCGTGTCTCGGCGATCCCACCAAAGCGGTAGTGGTTGCCTATTGCGTATGGCGGCAAGCGTACCAAAACCCAGGAAGCGGCTGCGATACGATACGGTGCGCAATGAGCGATGGAACCATTAAAGACGACGCGAGGCACCCGGCCGAACACTGGCCATACAACGTTTGGTTTGCGCGAGCCCGCGTGCTCTCTCGCACCGAATTTCAAAAGTTATATCCCCGTTAAGGTCCATTAAAATGCCCGCTTCCCAAGAGCAACTGTCCCAACTCACGGCCACCAACGCGAGCGTGAACGCTGTGCCCTACGTTGCGGATAATCCGGCATTCGGCGAGTTGCCAGATACGTGGAAGGTCCGCCCCGATGGAAAGGGGTTTTTATGTCGGGACTACGCCATCGCCAAAGCGACTGAGTTGGTCGACCAGGGGTGGCCGAAAGCTGATCTCTCGGTCGTGCTCTGCTACGACGAGTTGGGGGATTATCACGCTGTCTTGGCTGCCGAGGCTGGCGGAGAGACATGGATCCTCGACAACCGCTACCCGAAGCCGTATCGCTGGGACGAGCCCCCGTACCCGTACAAATGGGCGCTGCGCCAAGTTGCGGGAACGGACGAGTTCCGGGATATATCGCAGGCATGAAGCGTCCCCTCGCCATCTTCCTCCTCGCTGCGCTCGCCGGCTGTGGCAGCGGCGGCGGCCCTCCACCTCCCCCTCCGCCCGTCGTCACCATCCCGGATCTCTCCGTGTACCTGGTGGGAGACGGCGCCTTCTCGGACGGCCAGGATCAGGTCGAGTACAGCTTTTCGGACCCTCGCGGTTTCTGGGTCACGGCATGGACCTACCCGACCCATCCGGCAGATAACGGGGGCGAGGTCTACGTGAGCGACGGCACGACCGTCTCGATTTGCTGCACCCAGGACGGCAGTCAGCCGGGCATCCAGCGCTTCGCCGAGTGGGGCTTGTTCAACAAATACACGATCCCTTGCTCGCAAGGCTGGACGCAGGTGGATTCCCTCGGGCGCGCGTGCGAGGCTACCGTGACATATCCGGGCGGCCTCGTCGCCGACTCGATCATCAGCGAGCACTACAGCCAGCCTACTCAAGGCGGCGATATGGAGCGGTTCTACTTCGCCAGGGGGCGTAAAACCTGGGAGGCGTATAACTTCGCCGCACCGCGTGATGGAATGCCGCTTGTTGGGCCGACTGGTGGGCCGCCGGTCGATGCCGGTGTCAGGCCGTTGTCGGATCGCCGGGTGCTCACTATTCCGGTCGCCGGGACTCCGGGAACGGACTGGCCGCCGACGGGATTCGTGCCGTGAGCGTCATCCTACAATCGTGGCCGCTGCAACTCACCATCGTGTTCGTGATCGCCGGCAGCGTCTTTGCAGCGCATGAGGGTTGGGCACTCATCACCCATCGCCAGACCCTCACCGAATGGATCAGGGCGACGACCAAGCGCTTCCCGATCTTCATTTTTTTGACGGGCGCTTTCGTAGGATGGTTTTTCCAGCACTTATGGGGTTCTCCGCCTTGCCAATGATCGACAAATTGCCAACGTCAATGACGGCGGCAAAGGCAATAAAGGCACCATTTTACTATACGGGCAGACCCTGCTCGCGCGGGCATTTAGCTAAACGCCGCACGGGGAATGGCACATGCAGTGCATGTAAAAATGCGTGGCGACCAACAGTGTTTCGGGATGCTGTCGCTAAAGCCTGTGCAAAATGTGGAGAAGTTAAACCGCCCAGCGAATTTTATGATCATCCGGTAGCTAAAGATCGGAAACAAGGGAGTTGTCGGCAATGTGTTGCCATCGCTCATCGATTGCGGATGGAACGCCCCGGCATTCGAGAAAAACGCAATGCATATTTTCGGGAATATGGGAGGACGCCGCATAGGCGGGAGCGGCAGGCTATTGCTGTGCGAAAGCCCGAGAGACTTGCGAAGGTCAAAGAATATAATCAACGTCCAGAGGTGAAAGAGAGGGTGGCTAGGGGAGCGCGCGCGAGACGTGCTCTAAATCCCCTCCCGCATCGGGCGGATAGTAAAAACCGTAAGGCGCTTAAGCGGGCTGGGCGCAGTAGTGTCTCAACGAAGCAGATAGTTGAGCTTCTGGCCCTCGCCAAAAAGTGCCCCGACTGCGGTCGGCGGTTCTGCAAAGCGCGACCAAAGACCATCGATCATGTGATGGCGCTCTCGCGTGGCGGAGAGCACCGGATCGATAACCTCCGGGTGATCTGCGGCTCCTGTAATTCAAGCAAGAGCGCGAGAGCATTCTCATCAAATGGTCAGGGGATTCTCCTTTGACACATCTCTATGGCGGGATGCCTTGCACATGACGATCTTCGACGGCGCAGAGGACGACTGGACCGAAACCGAGCGCCGGGATCACAGCGGGTCGATCCCCGCTTCGTCGGCCATCATAAGCCAATCACGGATAGCCTCTCGACTATCGAGGCGGTCGATCCATGCGCGAAGTTCGTCAATGCTAGGCCCCCGCCACGACGGCGCAGCAATCCACTGCCGAAGGTATGCCCGCATCGCGGCGACGTGGGTGCTCGACATTTCGGTGCCCGTGAGATAGGCCTCGACGGCGGGGCGCAAAGCTCCGCTTGTTTCGTTCATCCAATAGCCCGGCGCATCGATCACGCCAACCCGCCGATCCTGGCGCACCATTCCCTCCGGTGCTCCTCGCTGAAGAACCAGAAGGTCACCGCCGAGTCGCTGTCGTCGAGCGCATTCGGCGCGGTTAGATCTTCCGGGGATTTGAGGAAGATCCTGATGCCGACGAAATCGCCGGATTGGGTGCGCTTCGATACGAGCTCGACGCGACCTGTGATCTCCTCGGCGTAGCAATTCAGACGGCTCATTTTCGGCCCTCCTCAGACTTTTGTGGTTGAGCGTCCGGCGGAATATGAATGTGTTGCCGATCCGCGATGCTCCTCACTGTCCGACAGACAGATTCGGGATCATCGTCCCCCATTACTACGTCTCGGTCATCATGGGCAGTGTTTCGGATCACCAGCGTAATCTTGATGTCGTCTCGGAATAGTTTGCGGATATCATCCAATCGCCAGCCAAGTTCGGCGCGGAGAACCCGCAGGCTTTCGGCTGTAGAGGCCATAGGATTTTTCCTTTTACGGTTGAGTATGAGCGATTGTGCGGTAGATCTCGCGAGCCCGCCGCTCGCATCCGGCGGGCACCGGCCTGCGCCTATCGGGCCAAAGGTAGCCGTGGAAGAAGATTTCTGCCGCTCGGGCCGGGTCGCGTTCGGCCAGGAGCCGATCCAGCGTGCCGAACTCGCGGAGCTCGGTGAAGATGTGGCCGATCTGCGCCTGCCCGTCGCTCCAATGGCGACCGAGGACAGCGCGGGCACGTTTGCGCCGCTTGCCGGTCCACGCCCCGAAGCCCTCTCCGAGACGGCTGCTCGCGGTGGGATCGAGGCCGGGCCCGACTTCTCGTTCGAAATGTGCGATCAGGCCGGCAGAGCAGGCCAGATGGCAATGATGCACGGCGAGGGCCGCGACGAGGGCGAGCATCTTCATTTCGCAGCGATGGGCGGTTAATCCGCGAGCGCCGCGTCGATCATCGCGCGCCAGAGATGGGCAGCCTTCTCTCGCGTATCGCCGACATCGGCCCAGATCGCCAGCATAGTCTCGGTCGGCTCGCGCATCGCCGCGATGGCCGCGCGGGCATCGGCACGATAGTATTCTTGTCCTCTTTTTGGTAACGCATCCCATGTCCTGACAAAGCTACCGCGTCGTTTAGCTAGGCGCTCGTAAGGCGCTCGTGCGACGCGCTCGACCATCTCGTTCATCACGGCACTCCCTTGTGTCTGAGACCTGGGGTGTGCTGTTTCCCGCGCGATCCGGGCGATGGCCTGGCGCTCGGGCTCGGCGATCGTGCTGCCCTCAACACGACCATCCGCCAACCCCCGCGCATAGCCTTTCTCTTCTTCTCTTTGCAGAGCGATAACGTGCTCAGATTGCTGGCGGTAATAGCGCCGGTCGGCATCGCTATCTTCGGCAAGGTGGCGTTCGTGGAGTTCAGACATTTCGCGATACTTGGCGATGTCGATCTGACATGCCGCATATGCCATCTCGTCTCGCCCGAAGTGAAGGGTGGCGGCCTCTCGATCCGTAAAGGTTTCCCCGCAGTGGAAACACGTCCACCTCTCGATGATGCTGCCCTCCTTATCCGGCGGAGGAATAAACTCTCCGATTTTAGAAAAGTGATCGTCACCTAGTGTTATTCCGTGATCTCTCGCACACAACGACCATTCACCGAGATGGGACCAATAAGCAACCTGAGGCCAACCCTCACCGACCGTTACCCAGTAGAATCCGGCCGATCTCTCTGAGGGTCTATCGTTACGTTCGCTCATCGCTTAGGTCCTCCGCTCTCAATCGCTATCACGGTCGCGCTGATATCGGGATGCGTCGCATGTGCTCGTGCCCACCACGCGCAGCGCTGACGCTCCCGCTCAGTGCCCTCGATGACGCCGGCAGCGTGGGCCTCGCGCCGGTTTGCAGCGACAGCCTCCTCCCGAAGCCTGCGGGATTCCTCCACATATCCCGCTCGGGCCTCGCGCTCGGCCTGCTCGACGAGGCGGGCATAGTAGGCAAGCGTATCCGGTAAGCTCCCGCGAGCTACTTCGTCTTCGGCTGCATCACGATAAGCCTTGTAGACGCGCTCCATCGCCGAGGTGCCGGGCGGGGCCGTCTCCGCAGGCACATCAAACGCAGGATTTAGCGCTTTGTCCGACAAGTCTTCAGTCAAATGTAAAAATGTTGGGAGATCAACAAATCGACAGAAGACAGCGACGTTCATTTTACGGGCAATCTCTAGCAACGTTCTAAGGCTCCACCCGCTATATGCCGGATTCTCCAGGCGCCCAATGATCGTTTTTTGCGTGTCAAGGTTCGCGGCAAATTCTTCCTGTGAACGATTACCACGAAAATTACGCATCTGCTGTGCGAGGACGCCTCGCGTATGTGAGGCCACATAGCCATCGCGATAGGTCTTGTCGCTAAAGTTTTCCGTGAGGATAGCAATGCGACGCGAGGCGCCGGGCTGGGCCGCCACCCGCCGATCTTTGCCACCCCGACGCTCGGTCCCATCGTCGCGCGGCACGATCCCCTGTCGGCGCCCTTGGCCTATTCGGCGGTCTTTCGTCTTCCAAGGGGCCAACGGCTCGTATACGTCGAGTTTGGCCGTCTCTGCTTTGATACGGACCTTCAGCGTCTCGCAGTCCTTCGTCAGCCGCGCGATCTCCCCGACCAGCCACTCGGTCATCTGCGCCATGTCCGGCAGGACCAACTCGTTGCCGGGGTGCGCCGCGCGCCACGCCTCGACGCCCCGCATCTGTGCCTCCCAGAAGCGGTCGAAGCGCTGCCGCCAATCGGCGACCTCGGCTCGCTCCGTATCGAGGAGGCGGAGCAAAAAATGACACGCACCACAAGAGTCGCCCGCACTTTCCCCCTTTTCCCTGACACCGGGCATAAGTAGCCACTCGCGAATCTGCGCCTCATGCTCTGCGTCGACCGTCTCCGGGGTGGGGTCAGCCGGCATCGTCGGCTCCTGTTTTCGGTGCGCGATGATCCATCAGTTTCAGCCGCGGTGCTGGTGTCGGCGCCTTGACATCGGCCGCCTCCCGTTTCCGCCAGCGCCGCGTGTCGTGCGACCACTCGTAATCCTCGATTCGGATCAGGCCACGCATGAACGGCTCGCCGGCGAGTTGCACTTCGTACTTCCCAGCCGGATCCTTCGTCATGATCTTGGCGATCATGGTCTGCGATGGAGCGTCTACCGAGTGCGCCGTGATCTCGACGAGATCGCCTGCTGCGGCGTGGACATCAGGCATATCATTTCCTCCAGAGGGCGGCATCGCGCAGCAGTGGTGCGAGCCGGGCGGCGGCTTGGGTTTGCATTGGCATGGTCATTTACTCCGCTTGATATGTGCACGATCGGCCTTGCCATCGAGAGGCGCAAGCACCCGCTGGGGGATGCCCTGGCAATGCCAGATGATCCGCAGGCAGTCGGCGCAGTTGATCTTGCCGCGCGCTACGGGCTCGACGCCGCTGTCGCCCTCGCCCTCAACACAAGATCCCTCATAGGCGTAGCCGCACAGGGTCGCGTCGAAAGCGGCATTATCCGCATGGATCACCCAACCCCCCTCTGTGCGCTCCCGAAGTCGCTGGAAGGTCATCTTAGGTTATCAATCTGCCGTTGGATATCGGCCTCACTCCTTGAATGCGGCTCGTATCGTGGCGACGAGAGCGGGGACGAGCATCCGCGCCAACTCATCATCGCTGACCGCGCTGCCAGCCTCGACCGGGGCCGGCTCCGGTATGTCGGTGCGCTCCCGCAGGCTGTACGACAGGGCGATATAGAGGCAATCGACGGCGCGCTGGGTCAGCCTCAGATCCCATGACCTCCCCGCCGGCATGGGGCGGCCGGCGATGGTGGCAGGGAGTCCGTCCATGAGGGCGCGGCAGTCGCGATCCCACTCGGCGCTGCGGATGTTCTTGCTCATGCTGATACTCTCTACCGGAGAGCGTCGATCCGGCGCTGGATCTCGGCCTCGCCAAGGATCAGCCAAGCCGGATCGTTGAAGGCGTGAAAGGCAAAGGCGGCCTTCGCATGGTCGAGATCGGGCGCCAACTCTAGGCATGAGGGCCAGAGGATCTCCATGTCGATCGCGCGCTGCCGAGCGGCCCACCAGGCGCGGAGCCAGCGGATCATGCTGATCGAGCCCGGAGCGCGGCAATGCAGATGGCGAGCGCGGGGGTTGAGGGGGGTCCATTATGATCGCGGTGCCATCCAAACTCATTGTGTCCAGGGTCGCCATGATCGGGATGCGTCTTATGAACAAGTGCCCACGCCTGGAAAATCGACGTGCGACCACAACGCCAGAACCACCCCTCGGGCACGAGGGTCAGAGCCGCGTCGAGCTAACGGCTGAATCGCAACTCGGTCCCCTGCGACATATCGGGATAACGCCACATCGGGATTGCGGTTTGGCTAGGATCACCGTCAAGGACGACATATTCGATCGGCTCGCCCATAGTGGCCGTAGCGATAGCGCGATCTAGTTCTTCGCTCCCCTCGCTCGCGGCCTCAAGCCGTCGGATCAGATCGTCGATGTCGGTCATGGCGTTCCCCCTGATTTGCGGTTCGGCTTATCCTCAAAAACCTGCGGTTGTGTTGCCGCCCACCTGCCTGCACACATTCCCGCCGGTCCGAGCCATGACGCGCTCACCATAACCTTCGCTATCGTGTTATAGCCTTCTGGCCATTCGCGACATTTGTAATACGCAAGCACGCCACAGAACCAAAAACTCATCGCGAGGGCGAACAGAATTGCGACGCTCATGCTGCTATCCTCATCCTCAAATGCTCGGGGAGCGCGAACGCAACTCGATAGCCTGCCGCGCGCGTTCGATGATTCGGATGCCGGCGGTCACGTCACCCGAGACGGTCCATAGTCGGAGTGAGACGTTGAGCGGGTCGATGCCGAGTTGACCCCAGAACGCGACCTCGCCGATTTGGTGTTGCCTCATGTGGCAGGCGTGATCGCCAGGGACGGAGAACTTGTCGCTCGGCTTCATGCCGGTGCCCCCATCGGTCCCGCCGCGAACGTGCATCGCCTCGACCGGGCCGCGCGCCCCGCAGGCTAGGCAGATCCCAAGCGAACGCACGAAGGCAAGATGCTGCGCCGCCCGCCGTAGGTTCGGCTTTCGCTTCCCCTTGGGGACGGTGCGGGGGATGCGGGGCGAGGCGCGGGTCATCGCGGCGCGCTCTCGATGTTCTCGCTCACCCGACCGCCATCGCCTTCGACACAGTAAGTTTTGGACGGAAGAGAGCCGCCGTGGGTAAATCCCCATAGCATGGAAGGTGATGGATGCTTCAAATCATCTGTGATGTGCCTCGCAACGTCCTCGCACATCGCGATGTCATCATGCCAGATAACCCGTTCAACGTACCCATCGGGCCACTCGTGAACCAGGAACACCAAGGCCAGAGGCAGCGTGAGGCATACACCGAGGCGGCGCGCCAAGCGGGGATTGCGGTGGATCTCGGTCATGGGGTCTCAGAATGTTGGGTAACAGCGGCAAGTTGACGAGCGAGGTCAGTTGCCGCTTTGTCTGTGGTACGCCATTCCATTTGTTCCATCATCCAGCCTTTCCGATTTCGTCCCATTGCTTCGTAATGGCCGCGTCCAGTTCTTTCAGGTCGGCGACGTCGATCTCCTTGCGAGCCGCTTTCAGGTGCTCGTCATTGTCCCCGATCATGGTGGCTAAATCATCGCTGTTGGTCATCTTCCGCAATTCCGGCAGGAAGACAGAGACCGTCCAGATGTGCCATTCCGGCTCCCCGCGCACCATGACGGGCGGTAATTCCAGGCTCGGGTGCATGCGCTCGTCAGCCGGGACGCCGAACCCGAGGCGCTGCTGGCCGGGTTCTGCCGGCGGTGCTGCCTTGGGCGGCGGTGGCCCCCGTTTTACCGGGGGCGCCGTTTTATCGGTGGGGTCGGGTTCCACGGCTGCATTGGGCATCATCTCCTTTCCAAGTTCCGCAGCCTGGGGGGGCTTGGCAGTCGAATGCGGTTCCTCCCCAGGCCGCTCCGCCTCGGTCTGAGGCGAAGCTTGTTGCGTCTTTTTCTCCTCGGCCTCGCGCGCAGCTGCTTCCCGAGCCGCCATTGCCTGCCGCGCCAGTCCGTATTCGGTGCTCAGTTCCTTCGACAGCGCGTCGTGCCCGGTCTCGTCCAACCGCTGCATGAGGCCCTGGTTGTTGTCCCACACCGTCGTCAAGGCCGCTTCGTTCTTGGCCTCTTCCAGCGCGGCTCGGTAGGCAAAGACCGCTGTCTCCACGGTCTCGTAGAGGACGACGTTGCCGACCATGTCGATCACTTCGAAGGGGTCGGGATGTTGCTCTGTCTCGGTGATGGCATCGCTGACCAATTCGGCCGGATCTTTGAAGTCCGACCGTTTCGGCCGCGGGGGCGGTGTCACGTCGGTTGCGAGTTCGGAGGCGTCGATCAACTCGTCGTGATCGAACGGCATGCCACCGAGGATGCCCGGCGCCACGCCCGTCGCGAACCGACGCATCGCGAGATAGCGGATTTGTGTTTTTGGGTCGCTGCCCCAGAGCGGGCTGTTGAGAGGGAAGCATTGCACGAGATAGAACGGCTCATCCTCGCCGGGCCATACGCGGGGCTCATCCTCGCCCTTCACTCGCCAGCTGATGATGATGCCGAGCCCCTTCGCATCTTCCGGCGTCCATGTCGCCTTGATGAACTCGTTGCCCTTCTGGCTGGTCTGTTTCTGGAACTTGCCGATCACCTTCGACCAGTCGCCGACATAGGTAGCCTTCGGGGCACCGATGAACCGACCAGATTGCTCCAAGATCGCCTGCACCAGCTTGCCCTCGAAGCCGACCGAGCCGCCCGGTGTCTGGTATGTGCTCCGGGCGACGAAGCTTGGATCAATGTTCCACGTCACCGCTTGCGTAATCACCGTGAAACACGCCTCGGCCTTGCCGGCAAGGTGACGCGGCGTGAAGACCGAGTCTCTGGACATGATTCCGCTCAACCTCTTGATCGACTCGTAAAGCCGCTCGTCGAGCAGGATGCGCAGCGATGGCGCGAGTTCGCGCTTCGGGCTGAGCAGGTCGCCGATAGAAGTCTCTTGAGCGAGATCAGCCGGAAGGGCGGGGACCGGTGCGGTGTCGTTCATTGGGTTGTGTCCTCGGGTTCGGGGAACTCTTCGGGGAACTGCTCCTGGCCATGGGCCTGTTCCCATTGCGCATTCCAGCACGGATAGCAGAGACCGTGATCGGGATCGCCCTCGGGCCAAATCTTCGCCCCGCAATTCCCGCAGAGGGTTTCGGTCCAACCGGGCTGAAGCCACCAGAAGCTCATCTCCGGTGTCCTCCTACAATCGCGTTGTAGATGGAATCGTGAATGGTCCCGGAGAGCCGGTCGATCGTCAGGTTCACGCCATCGCCGTTGAGCCAGCCGGCGATCTGCTCCGTGGCGTCGGCAATCCGCTTGAGGCTGATTGCGATCGACGCCAAGGCCGCGCCCTGGTCGATCATGGCGATGTTCTCTTCCAGCCGAGCGATAGTGCCTTGGTACACGTCGCCCCGGAGACCCTCAAGGGCATCCCATCCGCAGGGGCAATGCTGCAGGTCATAGCCTGCGCCTCGTAGCGGCTTGTGGCAGTCGGGACAGGATTCGTGTTTCTCGGCCATTGTCACTCATCCACGTCATCGAAGATTGATCGGTTGCCGTTCTCGTCGAGGAGCATGCCGTCATCGGACCACATATGCTGGCCGTTCGGGTGCCGCTCGGTCGCCTCCCGCTCATAGAGCGCGCGCGTTTCCTCGCCGTAGTTCGGCGGATCGTCGACGGCCCCATGGTGGCCGGAGGCCCATGCTTCGCAGGTCATGCGCCCGCTCACGTACTTTCCGTGGTTTGGGCCGGTCTCGCTGAGGCAAAGAGCCTGCACCGAGCCGCCGCCTTCGGATTTCGCGATCATCTCAGACCAGAAGCGGCAGCCGTAACAATCCTTGGTCTCGCCGAAACTGCGGGGCATCAGAACGGCTCCTCATCGTCGAGGGGGTTGTAGCGAGGCGCAGGCTCGACGGGCGGCAAAGCGGCCAGCGGGATTGTCGCGAAAATCGTCGGCGGCAATTCATACTGCCGCCTCGCCTGCCGGTCCCATGCGACGACAGGAGAGCATGGCGTCAGGCGATAGATCGCAGCGCCGCCGTGAAAGACGGCGGGTAGCAGCACGCGATTGAACAGCGGCTCGATCGCCAGCATTTTCGATCCGAAGCGCTCGACTTCGGCAATGCGGCCGATCAGCGTCGTGTGTCCGAATAACTCGACGATCGCGTACTCGCCGGGCGGGAGCGCCTCAGCATTTTCGAGTTGCTCGGTCATGCGGTGCCACCAATATCGGGTTGGCCTTCGAAGCGTTTGATCTGCTCCTTGAACATCACAACGATATCCCGGCGATCGGCGCCGTTGCTGATGTAGTTGCAGCGCCCCTCGTGCTCGCCGAAGGGGAAAACGAGCAGGACGAAGCCGGTCTTGCGCTCTTTGCCTTTGGGCCCCTTGTTGAAGGCGTTGTCGAGCATCCGCGCGATTTGGTTCATCATCTCGCGATATGCGTCCTCGATCGGAGCGTCGCCCAATCTCTCAACCATCACACCAACCCCTTCTCTGTCGCCAGCGATTCGTCCATCGTCATCGTGCCCGCCTCCTCGTCCCATTGGCACTGGCTCTTGGGGAGCCAGACGGTCGTCCTGCCGTCATAGAACCGATACGCTTTCTCGGTTTCTCGCGGCGGCACGAGCTCGCCCTCGATATCAACGAGTTTGCTGCGGCTGGTCATGGTCGCATCCTCACGGTCGGCTTTGTAGCGGCGTATTTCGTATCGACGACAAAGCCGCAGATCGCGCACCGTTTTAGCGTCTCGTCAGGCTGGCAAGCGTCACCACTTGCAAGCGCCGATAAACAAGGCGTCTGCTGGCTATCCCGATCTATGAGCGCGGCGGCGCATGCCGCTACCATCGCTTCACGGATCGATATCTTGCGGATGATTGCCTGACCAAATTCGGCAAGCACCACATCGACTATCCGTTCCGCGCGCATCGTTCGATTGTCGACGAGTTTGCTACGGGCCATCGGGCAAGTCCCCTTGCTCGATCGGCTCAACCGCAATCTCGCCGATGCCGTCACACTCGGGGCAGATGTCGACCGAAATGATCTCGCCGCGATAAGGGTCATGGCCGTGCGAGATTTCGACCCTGCCGATGCCCGCGCATTCTGGGCATTTGATCGCCGTCCACATATCTTCGATCATCACACGACGCTCTTGATGATGGTGGTCGAATCCTCGATCACCCGTGCGCCAGGCAAGGTACGGACGCCAGCCTTCACCTGCCGGTCGAATATCTGCTGCACGGCAGCGCGGACGGTTGCCTCGTCCACCTTGCGAGCGTGGCGGATCGCAGCGGTGAGGTCGTAGATCTCGACCTTCCAGACCTTCCGACCGCTCGCTTTGACGCCGAGACCGCTGTCGATCGCCTTCGCCGTCACGGCGGCGGCTTGGCGATCAAGCTCGGCGGACGCTACCGCAGCGCGGCGCGCCTCGATGTCTGCGGCTAGGCGGCGTTCGGATGCTTCCGCTTCGGCCTTGGCTTGTTCGGCGCGGGCCTGGGCAGCTTTGGCTGCTGCCTCGCGATCACCGGCCCGGCGCGCTTCTTCCTCCGCCCGCCGTACACGCTCGGCGGCTTCGCGGGCGGCAGCGGCTTCGCGCTCCTCAGCTTCACGGCGAGCACGTTCCGCAGCGGCGGCCTTCTCGCGCTCGACCCGGGCGGCTTCCTCCAGCCGACGCCGCTCGGCCTCAGCTTTGGCTTCCTCGTCGCGGCGGAATTTGTCCACCATACCAAGTACGGTGAACAGCGGGCCGCCTATCACCTTCTTTTCCGGATCGAATATGGCGAGGCGAGCGGCGATGCCGTTGAAATGCGCGTCGACTGCGCGTCCGGCCTCAAGGTAGGGACGCTTGCGGGATGCGCGGGCGTCGTCGATCGTGGCGAGATGGCTCTTGATCATCCCTGCTAATAAGGTAGCGCGTCCCGCGCTCTCCTGGTCGGTGACCTTGGCGCGCTCTACACCACCGATCAGATCCCCGGCTTTCTTTTCGATTTCCGCTGTCTCGACCGGCAGCAATTCAGCGAGAGGCGGAAGGTTACCACCGATTACAGCCCTGGGATTGGCGTCAAGCGCGTCGGACATGATGTGCTCCTCTAAAACGGGATTGGGAGTTGGTCGAGGCGAATACGCTCTTTCGGCCGCACCTTCGGCTCTTCAGGGCGCCATTTCTGCGCATGTTCCAAATCTGCAATTTCGTATCGCCAGTCAGCCTCGGTGATCCGACGCGCTCGTTCTTGCCGCCACTTCGCCATCGGGGCTGTCTGAAGCGCCTGCTGGCGACCGCTGCGTGGAGCGCGATCTGCCGGCGGCGGGTTCGCCATGCGCCGTTGTTCTGCTGGGGTCGCTTCGACGAACTCCAACATCGCCCAAATTTCGTATGGGTCGGCGAGGTCGGTGCCGATCTGCCCTTGAAGGTATGGCATGGGCCATCTATCGAGCTTGTTCTCAGGTATTCCCGGCTCATGGTCGCACCAGAATAGTCGCGCTGGCACTTCGGGCCCGTCACGCCTGAGTCTGACCATCCAGTAGCCCTCGCGAGGCTCAGCCATCCCCTATCTCCTTGGCGATCCGGTCCCGCTCGTACTCCAGCCAGTCCTCGATCCGCTGCTGGACCTCCTGAGCGAGCCGATCAGCGAGCGCGTGCAGTTCCGGCCCGTTACCGAGAAAGTGTTGGGCCAGCTTGTAGCATTCCTCGTCATAGCTCATCGCTCGGTCACGTCCGACAGCGCGAACACGATGCCCCGACAATATTTTTCGCCGTCCTCCAAAATGTCGAAGGAAACGTGAGGAATGGTAGTCTCATAGACCCACGAATAGCCCTCCGTGTCCCACTTGGCGTCAATGGTGGACGCCGCCTTCATTAACCGCTTGAAATGGGGGCAATCCTCATTATCGCATTCGTTCACCAAGAGACCGGATTTTGTGAAGTACGCCGTCGCACCTTCCCATGCGCCGATTTCATCGTTGACGGCACCCCGAAACTCCATGAGGTCATCGCTAGCGCCGAAGACAATCACAAGGCCGTTGAGTTTGGCTTCGTATTCCTCGGCGTCGGTGGTTTCGTCGCGGTACTCTCGACCATGCAGTTGTACGGCCAACTCTCTCGCGTCCATGTGGTTTAACTCCCTATGTGTTCGATGGAGAGGCAGGCAGAGTCCCCCCTTCCGAGGGGATCTGCGTGTTCGACGGAGCCGGCTTCGCAGTGCGCTCTTGCTCGCCCTGGTGTTTGGCGGAGGCGGTCATCCTGTACCTCGCTTACGGCTGTTCCACATACGACGGTTACGACATCCCCGGAGCCGAGCGCATCGACAGCCGGGTTGTCCGCGGATACACCATCCGCGTCTTTGGCCTGCGTTGCCGCGCGTTCGCGCCCCCAGCGGCCGTTCCCCCGAACGGTCGCATCTGCGCTCGCCAGAGCGGCTATGCGCTCGGCGGCATCGAGTTTGTTCCTGCGAGGGGTTGCCCTTCACGCCGGGCCGCGCTATAAAACCCGCAGGAAATCGCCGGTCGCCGCCGAGCGAAGTCCAGAGGGCGGGTCGAGAGTTTACACCTCTCCCCGCCTTCGCCATTTCAGGGTGGCGCATCTGCCGGGCCTCTGTCAATAAGTTTTCGCCGGGCTGCATTAATCCGCGCCTTCCGTTTTTCATACCTGACCGGATCAGCCTTGATGGTCTGGAAGTAGCGCCGCATATGTGCGGAATAGCACTGTCGGCATCTCCGTTGCCCATTCGGTAAGGGTGCGGCGTCCTCAAGCGAGTGGCCACGTTTGCAGTGCGTTTGCCGGGGCCTGCCGGGCTTGCGCTTCTCGCTCATGGCGTGGCCCAAGCCATCAGCGCGACGACCATCAGCGCGCACGCGAGGACACAGAGCCAGCCGATGACCGCCCGCGCGATGGACCTGTCGCCTGCCGCAGCCTCAGCGTAGGCCACACCCGTAGCGTCGGGCACGGCGAGGCGGTCCAGCGTCTCCATCGCCTCGTCGAACTCGGCCTCGTGCGACTCCAATTCGGTCGGCCATCGGATTATATTATTCATCATCTTCACTTTGGCGCAACTTTAGGGCCTCAATCTCATCGGCGATGTCTCGTTCAATTTCTACCGAGTAATCGTTCGTCAGTTTGGCTAATAGAGAGCCAATCTTGATGGGGTCATCTGTGCGACATTGACGTTGCGCTTCCTCTATAAGACGCTCGCGCCATTGGCGGCAGATAGAAGCGCGAATAATATCGGTGTTCATGGCTTCCTCCACCAAAGACCAGCCGCGTTGAACTCAGGGAGAAGATCCGCCCAACGACCAAACCACGGAGCCTGTCGATGCACGTTCTCGTCACGCGCAAACTCAACAATCTCGCTGGGATTCGGCAGATCGCCCTCAGCCACTGAGTGCCATCCCTCTGCGCGCAGTTCGGCGCCAGTCACGGCGTCACCAATACCGGCACAACCAACCCGGCCAGGATCTCTGCCTCGGTGAAGCCGCTATCCGCCCCGAAGGCTCGGGCGCGCGCTTCGAGAGCGCAGAGTTCGTCATGGAGCCGCCGCACCCCGCAGCCGTCGCCGTGGTAGACCTCAGCCAAGGCTGCGGCGAGCTCCGCGTGCCCGTGGAGCCCGGCCCGGCGCAGATGCCCGGCGGCGACAAGGCAATAATCCGAGCGCAGGAGCGATCCGTTCGCTTCGAGGCTTCGGTCAAGGGCGATGATCGCTTCGGTGAGGTGGGTCATCACTTTTCCGAGAAATCAATAATTTCCTGCGGCAATCCCCGTTTTGATTGGCCGGCGATCTGCATTTGGGTCTTGATCGTGCGCAGGATTTCACGGGATTGCGCCGCAACAGCGTCCGCCCGATTCGGGAGCATCTGTTCGGTCTTCACGTCGTTCAGTGTCTCCCATAGGATGTCTTTGAGGCTACTCGCTGTCAGCGGCCTTATAAGAGTCGTCGCGTTTCGGCCCTTCTGAACGGCGGTCCCGCTCTTGCGCTTTGTTCCCGGTTTGGTTTTGGCGACGGATTTCATAGTTGCTGCTCCTCGTTTTAATCTCTCGGTTGAGTTCGATCGTCAGCCTCGCGGCCTCAGCAAACTCGCCGTACTGAGCATCGCGCCGTGCTTGATCGTATTTGGCTTTCTTCGCTCGATAGGCCGGCTGGCGACAATACTCCACATGCTGCGGCATCCGTGCTTTCCGGATTACCGCTGCCGCCACCGGGTCATAGGTGCGCTGGAAGTGGTCTGCCTTTTTCCGCTTAAGTAGCGCGTGATTCCGCTCACGATATTTCTTATCGTAGGTGGCCTTCTCAGCTTTCTTTTGAGCATCGGTCTTCGGCGGCTTGCGGCGCGCCAACCCTGCACAAATCTGGCCGCAATATAGCGGCGCTCCAATTCCCCGAGCGCGATTGACCGCTCCTGCTTCCCTAAAGCAGGATTTGCCGCATTGCTGACAGGTGAATGGCAATAGGGCCAATCTAAAATCTCCCCGCCGCCGCGATCTCTATTCCGGTGGGGACCGGCGACCGCCGGGGTGGGGCGGGAGACGCGGCGGCGAGGGAGATAATAAGCCACTTTGGTTGAATGTCAACCGGGATGCTTGATTTTTTCAAAGTAGCATCCTATGCTCCTTCCCCATGAGCGATATCGGTATGTCTCCGGGCGAGGCGATGACCTTGGCGCGGCGTCGCCTCGGTCTGCCGCAAAAGGCTATAGCGGATATCTGGGGCGTCTCGACGGCATACGTCTCGGCGGTGGAAACTGGCGACAAACGATTCCCGAGAGAGAGGGTGGCCAATCTGCCCATCGAAATCCGGCGCGAGATTGTGACGGCGCTGATCGCCGATCACGAGCGCGCTATCGCAGAATTGCGCGAGTTGGTCGCCGAGGGCGGCCTTGAACCCGTCCAGTTGGAGGCTGGCGACTAAGGAGAAAACAGATGGCACGCACACGCAAACGGAAAAACGGCGCGGACGCGGAATGGGGCGACGATAGCGGCGAATCTCCGCCGACCGATCACAACGCAAAAAGCCGCGCGGAGACAATTCAGCACTGCTGTCGTGAGATCACAAATCTGGAAGCCGAGCGGTCTTCGATCAGCGAGCAGGTTCGCGAGATCAAGCAGATCCGCATCAAGGGCGAACTCGGTATGAAGATTGGCGATTTTAACGCCGCCCTACGCTTATACGCGCTCGAAGGCGATGATCGCGATCAGTTCTTCGACAGGCTCCGGGAAACGTTCGAAGCCCTCGGCGTGGGAGCACAACTCGATTTCATCGATGCGTTGCGGGGCGAGGCCGAACATGCTGATCGCGGGGATTGATCCCGGGCTGTCCGGCGCCATCGCTCTGCGGGATACCGACGACGGCAGCATGAGGGTGGTGGACATCCCCACCTTCTCGCTGTCGCGTAACGGCAAGAACAAGCGAGAGATCGACGCCGTAACGCTGTCGATCATGCTCGACCTGTCTATCGGACATGCCTTTGTCGAGCAGGTCGGCGCAATGCCACATCAGGGCGTCTCTGGCGTGTTCGCCTTCGGTAAATCCTACGGCATCATCATCGGCGTTCTGGCGGCTCGTGGTGTGCCGATGACTTTCGTCAATCCTCGGGTGTGGAAGAAGTCTCTAGGTGTGCCGGCAGCAAAGGATGGTGCTCGTGCGAGGGCTTCACAATTGATGCCGTCGAGCGCGGAGTGGTGGACGCGGGTGAAAGATGACGGGCGCGCCGAGGCTGCATTGATCGCGTATTGGGGCATCCGCTCGCTCGCTGGCATTGGAAAGACGATGCCGGCCAAACTAGCCCCGCCGCACAAGCTGGGGCCGCTCTTCGCCGAGAGGTCGTGATGAACTTCGCCCCCGTCACGACGAAAGCCGACCTGATGACGCTTGATCCCGACGAGATCACGGCGGGGTACATGGATGCGCAACGAGGTGATCCCGAACCCGGCGTTAACCGGGGGCGCGCCTATTGGCACGGCTGGCGGAATCGAATGATGGATCTCGGCGAGATCGAGATCGACGCAGGCCATCGCCGACTTGTTCACGAGATCGCGCCGAATGGCGTGTTCGACGACGAGGTGGTCGGGCGGCGCAGCGAGAGAGTGCGACGGTGATGCCCTACGCCGTCGGCGAGACAGTTCGCATCGACTTCCCCGCAGACGAGTGGCATGGCCGCGCGGTCGAGGTCGTGCGCGATGATCCGGCGGTCGAGGTCGGGCACGAGGACGGCACCAGCATGATCGCTCGGGTGATATTCGTCCGGGGCCCCGGTATCCCGCATGCGGTGGGTTTCCACGCCTCTCACATAGCCGGGACGGTGGAGGCTCAGCAGCGCCGGCGGTGGGATGCTGAGGGTGACGATCGACAGGGAATGCTCGGATTATGAACTCGGGAGCCTGGAATGCCGAATCCATCGCCCGCCTTAAGGATCTGGTCGAGGCCGGAGAGGCGAGCTTTAAAGAGATCGGCCAGGAGATGGGCCTATCGAAAAACATCGTCATCGGGAAGGCGCGGCGGGAGGGGTTTGTCGGGCCTAAAACGCTCGGCCCTCGGGACGATGGTGTCCTGACCCTCACGCAGCGCTTGGACGCTCTTGATGTGTTCCCCGGACCTCGGAAGTGCGTGTTCCCGATCGGGCACCCGAGAGCGCCCAATTTCCATTTCTGCGCCGCGCGGGCGGATGAAGGGGCGCCCTACTGCCCAGAGCATCGGCGGATCGCGCTGGTGAAGGTGCTGTGAGCGACCTTTTCGGCAACCCCGTCATCCCTGACGGCCCCGCGATGACGCCCGCCGAGCGACGACAGGCGCTCCGTAAGGAGCCGAAGCCGAACGGGTACGCCGCACCTCCGGGGAGCGGACCCGCTGGAGAGACCTGCGGATCGTGCCGCAACCATACCGTCGTCAGGTACGCCAAGACCTACCACAAGTGCGAACTGACCCGGCAGGGGTGGACAGGCGGTCGGGCGACGGACATCCTCGTGCGGTCGCCGGCGTGTAGCCAGTGGGAGGCGAAATGATCGAGGTTCGCCGCTGCCGGGTATCAGCCGATTGGACGATGCGCAAAGACGGCACGCCCGGAAGCTCCAAGACCACGCTGACCTACTGGCGCGTCCTTGTGGACGGGAGGATCGTGGACAGCTTCCTCGACCAGAAGCGGGCAGAGGCGAGGGCGGCTGAGTTGCGCGGGGAGGATGCGGCATGAGCGTTCGCGTCGAGCATATCGGCGATGCGACTCTCTATCTCGGGGATTGCCAAGAATTGCTGCCTCGGTTCGATGGGGACGTAGCGGTCGTCGCAGATCCGCCCTATGGGATTTGGTTTCGGCATTCTGGCTGCGGCAACCAGTTCCCGGTCGATCGCGGGGGACGCAAATCGCGCGTGCCACGCTTCGCAAAAATATCAATAGTCGGTGACAAGGAGGGTTGCGATCCGGGACCGATGCTACGCTTCGAAGAGGTAATCATCTGGGGAGCCAATCACTTCGCCGACCAGCTTCCGGCATCCTCGCGCTGGCTCGTCTGGGACAAACGTGACGGAATGGCCTCAAATACCTTCTCCGACTGCGAGTTGGCGTGGTGCAAAAAGCCTGGCGCAGCGCGACTCATCCACTACCTGTGGAACGGCATTTGCCGTGCCGGCGAGAAAGAATCTCGCGTCCATCCGATGCAGAAACCGATAGAGGTCATGGCGTGGTCGATCGGATTCACCGCCGGCGACACCATTTGTGACCCCTTCATGGGCTCCGGCACAACCGGCGTCGCCGCACTGCGTCTTGGCCGCAAATTCATCGGCATCGAGATCGATGAGCGCTGGTTCGATATCGCCTGTCGCCGCATCGAGGCCGAAGCGCGACAAGGGCGGCTGGACATTCCCGAGATTGCGCAGCGCCCTCCCCCGAGGGAAGATCCGGTGCCGCCGCTCTTGGCCGCGATGGAGGGGGATGGGGAATGAGCAAGGGCAGCGAGGCCGTCAATGCCCTCTTGAGGGACGCCAAGGCGACACAGGCCGCAATCCCCTCATATTGTGTCTTAATGGAGAAGCGCTGATGCGCGGTCGCGGGTGCGCGAATGAAATCTCTCAATGATCTTACGCCCGCCGCCCTACGAGCGGCCCTGACTGGCGGGACGGAGTCATGGGGCCAATGGGGTTCAGCCGATCAGCACGTTCGCTATGTTCAGCCCGCGCCCGCTACCGTCAGGCGTCGCTGTCATTGCGGATGCAAGCGGCGAGCGTCCCATAGCGGCATGGCGAATGGTGTCTGCCTCACAATGGGATGCGAATTATCCATGAGGCGATGGGTCGCCGATCCTCACCGTTAACAAGTAATTGTAAGGGGAATCCATGCGCGGCTTGCCGGAGTGAGCCGGTGCCCGAGTTCTTCCTACCCATTGATGGGAATAAGCGATGAGCGACACGGTTCTGAGGCTAGCCGATCACCGACCGAAGCCCGAAAACGAGCCGCCAGCATGGGAATACCTGCCGTGCGCGCTGATCGTCGTTCATGGCATCGCGTGGGAGGAGTGGGTCTCGCTTTGGAACACGGTCGAGCAGCTGGACAAAAGCTCGAAATGGTACGTCGGCGACGCTCTCCTTGCGGGCCAGCGGGAGTTCAACGAGCGATTCTCCCAGGTGGTTGATGCGCAATATATCCACCAGCAACGCGGGGCGCTGTGGGTATCGAGCCGCATTCCGCCGGCCGAACGTCGCGAAGGGTTGAGTTGGTCCGTCCACCGAGAGGCTGCAAGTCTCTCCCCGGCCCGGCGGAAGAAGATGCTCGACCTGGCCGAAGCAAACGGCTGGGGCTCGAAGGAGGTCATCGAGGAGATCAACCGGCGCTACCCCGATGCCCGGCAGAAGCACGCCCCACGGAAGCAGAGTGAAATGTTCCAGGTGGAACAATCCGAGTTAGATGCGGGATCAACCGATAAGCCGCGCCATGTTCATGTGCTGGATGAAGTGAGCGATCGCGACCCGATGACCCTGGACGAGGCGGTGGACCTTCTCACCAATTTGCCCGTGGGGGCCTTGCCGGACAACATCACGGAAGCGATTGCGCTGGTGCTGGACGAGCGGGCGAAGCTGCTCCGGGTGCTCGCGGTGGCGCGGGAGACCGTGTTGCAATACCACCTGCCCGACTTGGCTGCGGCGGTCGAGGCGCTGGAAACCCCTCATATCGTAACTTAAACGGAACCCATCCTCATGCTGTGTCCAAAATGCGGCGCGCCAGTTTATCCCTCAGCACCCGATGGTGATTTCCGTTATCGGCCGCCTCCGGCACGCAAGATTACAGGAAAGACAAGCGATGGCTACCATACGTTCGATGAACTGTACGAGCATCGGCACGCCCTGTTCATAACCCTTTGCCGCACCGTCGCGCGCGAACTATCAGATGAGCGTGTTGTCCGATCCCAACATCACTACGATGGAACCATGATCAACGGGTGGTTCATTCTTATGATCGATGGTGATCGAAGAGGCGAGCAGATTTCCTATCATCTGCCTCTGCGTCTTTGGGACCAAACGAATTTCGCAAATACGCTTGATCGAGCACCTGATTGGGATGGGCATTTGTCACAAGATGTGCTCGCGCGTCTTGCGGTTCTCCGTTAAGCAAGGCAGGACGGCTTGTGGCGCAGGGGAAGAAGCACGGCATTATCCACCCGGCGAGCGAATGATGAAACCTCATCCAGATTGGCAACTTGACCCACTTAAGGGCATGTGGTGGGCCACGCTTTTCTTCCGCGTATGGTTTTGGGTCGACCGGAGATGATGGACGATCACTTCATTCTCAGTGCGGCGCGCAATCACCTTGCCGATGCGCTCAAAGCGTTGTTGGTTGCGGACACCATGACAGAGAGAGACTTCCGTGCCGCTCGGTGGTCTGCGCGAGAAGCAATCGAGAAACTTGATGTTCTGCTACGCGAGTCGGACGGGCACCGGACGTAACTTGGCCGCGCTTCGGGCGCACGGCTGGGGTCTTCTGGTCTCTCGGGCCGGTGTCTGGCGCACTGAGGGCTTTGAGCGGTGGGGTTCCGACAATGGCGCGTGGGCAGATTTCCAGGCTGGACGCAGTTTTGATGAGGATGCTTACGAGCACTTTCTCGATTGGGTTGGCGCTCAACCGGTTCATCCTGATTGGATCGTGCTCCCTGATATTGTGGCAGGCGGTCTTCCGTCGCTGAGGCTGTCGATGCGCTACCTCAACCGGTGTTTGTCGCTGGCGCCGCTTGTGCTGATCGCTGTCCAGGACGGCATGGAGACGACCGATCTCGCGGCCTTAGTTGGGACCGCCGTCGGGGTCTTCCTCGGCGGCTCGACGGAATGGAAGTTGGCGACGATGCGCGCCTGGGGCGAGTTCTGCGCCGAGCGCGGCATCCACTACCACGTCGCTCGCGTCAACAGCACCAAACGGATGAACCTCGCGGCTAGCTGTGGGACTCAATCGGTCGATGGCTCCTCGGTCAGCCGCTACGCCGTGACCTGCCCGAAACTGACTTCGGCATCGCGACAAGCCGATCTTTGGTCGCCGCGCCGCGTCGTCGACAACGGCATTGTCCACCCGCCGCTACAAAGCGATGGAGCCGAAACTTAATCTTTTACGTGAAGGGGAAAGCCGCTGGCCCGTCATGCCTCTGCAGCAAGGGGTCTTGACGATGCGGCGGCGGCGGGAGCACGATGCGTCTCCCGAACGAAGTCACCCGGCCGCGAGGGCCAGGTGCTGCTTCTAGGGGATCGAGGGGCCAAAGCCGCGTGGGGTCGGCAGAGGCCGGGACACAACGAAGGACGAGTTCGTTATGCCAGACACCGAAGTAACCTTTCCCGATCAAAAAATCAAGTCGCATCATCATCTGCGCCACGACTTCGATTGGGCGTCTCGCCCCGAGCCGTGGAATTGGATCGGGCCGCAGTTCCGCGCCGAGTGCGAGAGGATCGGGCCGCGCGTCGAGATCAAGGCTCCGCCCCGGTGGAAGGAGATCAAGCGGCGGCGCGAGGCCTTGGGCATGTCGCAACTCGATTTGGCTCGGGAAGCGAAGTGTCGCCAGCCCGTATTGTCCAATATCGAATTGAACAGAGGCGGCAATCCCTCTGCAGCGGCGGCTACGGTTCGCGTCCTCTCGGCTCTCGACCGGATCGAGAAGGAGCCAACACCGTGAGCGCCTGGGTCTCTGCCGCCGATGAGGCAAAGCGTAGGCTGACCCCCCGGCCAGGAGCCTCGCCTTTGGTCGAGCCGGAAAGCACCGTCGATGAGGTATTCGCTGTGCTCGCCGAACCCGATGGCGACATGATCCGCGCAGGCATGCGGGCTCTCGCAGACGAAGGGCGCCAGGCTACGGCCCGACAAATTGTCCTTGCCGTTTGGGAAGCAATGCTGAGGGCCGCGTCGTGATCGAGGGCCAGCACATCACCCTCCGCGAACTCAAGGAGTTGGTGAGAACGGCGCGCATTGCCATTGATGCGGCCGCCCCCAAGATCATCGACATTCAGCAAGCCGTTGCCGAGGCGTTTGGTATCCGGCTCATCGACATGACGTCTGCACGCCGCGCCCGGTCGGTAGCTCGCCCCCGCCAGGTCGCGATGTACCTCGCCCGGCAGCTGACGCTTAAATCCCTCCCGCAGATCGGTCGAGCCTTCGGCGACCGTGACCACACGACAGTGATGCACGCGATCAAACAGGTGGAGATCCTGGCCTCTCTCGACCCGGACTTCGGCGAGCGCATCGTCATCCTGCGCGAGCGTCTCGGGGTAGCGCGGGATATCGTGATCGGCTAGCTGCCGGTGGCAGGGTTGATTGTCGAACCTGACCCCTGATATAATCTGCATCGAGCGCGGGCCAGCTTGGGGTAGCTCCCCAGGTTTGACCCGGTTGCGCCTGACCCCGGCCTCTATGTTTGGTCGCGGCCCGCGCTCGACACTCTCCGAGGGGTCGTAGGGTCAGGGATCTCGGTGTGACCATCGAAGCAATGGTTTGGGCCTTTGAGCAAAAGTGCCCCTCTCCCGCCGCTAAGCTGGTCTTGCTCAGGATCGCCAATCACGCAAACGAAGACGGTGAATGCTGGCCCTCGCAGAGCCGTCTCGCTGAGGTTTGCGGCATCAGTCGGCAACACGCCAATGAGCAGATTCAGCGGCTGGTCGCGGCGGGTCTTCTGCGCGTCGAGCATCGTTACAACGGCACCGGACAGGTCGCAAATCGTTATTTTATACCGTGTCAACTATCCCGTCACCCCCCTGCAACTATGGTTGACACCCCCCAGACGGCCGAGTTGACACCCCCTGTCGGCGGGGTTGACACGGAACCTTCAATAGAACCTTCAAAGGTAGAAAGAGAGGCTATCGCCTCTCCAAAGAAATCGGCCGCTAGATGGAGCGGCCAGGTCTGCGATCAGTGGATAGAGGAAGCGGACGAGATTCGCCTTGTGGCCAAACTTCAGCCGATCGACGCCAAACTTGAGGCGCAGAAATTCGCCGATTATTGGATGGCGCGAGCGGCTGGCGGAGCGAAGATGGATTGGCACGCAACTTGGCGAAATTGGGTGCGTAATGCGAGGTCGCCAGCAACAAACGGGAACGGCGGTCATCCGGGCACTTACCGGCCGAGCCCGGCGGCGGCACTTTTTGAGGGAGCGATGCGTGCAGCAGACAAACTCGACCAACAGGAGAGAGATCGCCGCGATCGTGTCGCGGCTGCTCAACCATTATTGGACGGCGGCCGATCCGGTGGAGATGCGCCAAGCGCAGATCGAGGATTGGATCGTCGACCTTGAGGAGTTTCCGCCGGCAATCGTCGAGGACGCCTGCGCGGAATGGCGCCGGATGCCGAGCGCGCATAGGCCGACACCGGGCGATATTCGTACACGTTGTGCCAGGATGAAGGCCGAACGCGCCGGGTCGGAATCGAAGCCGATCGACATGGAGGCTTACGCGCGATCTGTGGGGTTTTCTTCGCACCTTGAGCGCATGGACGCCATCGCCGCTGCGGAGCGGAAGAAGCTGAATGGCGACTGGAACCATCCCGAGCGCTGGCACCCGGACGAGCGACCGACGGCGGTGCGGGGCTTCAAATCGCTGGCGGCGTCGATGGGCGTCAGGGCCAAGGAATTCACGCCGGAGCAGCTGGCGGCCGGTCGGCGCGAACTCGGTCTGGAGGAACCCTGATGCGCGTGTCCGGTGTTGGAGGATAAATCTGATGCCTACTGAGGCAAATTGGTATTTGGCGGCGGTTACGCTGCGTGGCGGTAAAATGGAAATCCTTGATGTGAGGCCGTGCGGGGCCGCCGGGTACGTCGAGGCTTGGCGGGAAGCTGGTCGCGTGCGTCGTGACACTGATGCGCCTTGCGTCGTGGTAATTGACGCAGCGAGCGCCCGATTGTGGCGTGGGGCCTGATGCCCTGGCCGCTTTTCCTAGCGTTGCTATGGTCGGCGCTCGCGGCGGCTCTGCTCGGGCTTGCCGTGGGGTTCTGGACGCGTCGGGAGCCTCCCCGCTACCGTCCCCGGCGGTGTCAGGGACCGAAGATGCCACGGAGGGCGTTTTGACTCTCGATTTCTGGCCTCACCCAGCACTGGCGAAGAAGCCCAATCCGCCACAGATCCAAGGCAGCGCCAAATTTGCGCGGGATCACACGATCCGCTATGAGATTCGCCGGTGGTGGGTCGCCCGCCCCATGCGATGGGCGGCGTGGTTGATGTTGAACCCGAGTTTGGCGAGTGCGGAGCGAGGCGACCCGACAGCGGCTCGGGTAACACACTTCACGCGGTCCTGGGGATTTGATGGCTGGATCGGGGTCAACCTCTATCCCTTCGTGTCGAGCACGCCCGCTGAGATGTGGCGCTGGGCCGATTGGGAGAGGAACGGGCCGGACTGGTACGCCCGCGACGATCTCGGCCACAATCTCAGCGTACTCGACGATGTAGGGCGCGAGGCGTCAATTCGGATCGCCGCTTTCGGTGCCGCACCGATCGAGCGTGATCAGGTCTGGCTTGAAGAGTGTCTTGAGCAGTTTCAGCAACCCTCGCTCTGCGGTGCCGGAGAGGCGCTTCATTGCCTCGGGACAACGAAGTTCGGTCAGCCGCTCCACCCTTTAGCGCGAGGGAAATGGCGCGTGTCTGACGATCAGAGACCCATCCTCTGGCGCGACTAGAGCCTACTCTGATGCCCGACACTAGCGCAGACCGATCGCCAGTAGGCGAGCCAGGCGGCATTTACCTCGGCGGGCGTCGGTGGCAAAACCGGAGCTGACGCGGCGATCTTGGCCGCAGGCTTCCGCACCCTGACGCGTCGAGGCTTCGGCGCCGGGGGCTCGGGCCCGCGGAGCGGCATTGTCCTGCTTTCCGCCTCGGCGTCGGCGAAGCGCTCGTGGAGCGTCTTGGCGACGCGGCTCGTCAGGCCGCAAGGACACCTGATTTGAGCCCGGTATCCTGCCGTAGCCTTGTCGTAGATGACGTGGGCGCTCAGCTTGTGGCTGCAGTTGACGTGCGGCTGCTGGCTCATTGTGGTAACCTCCGAAGCTATGGTTGATCGCCGTTCCACCGCTGATGAGCAGCTCGCCCGCCATCTCGCGACAGCGAAGCGGCAGATGCAGGCGCGCGGGCAAACGCGCGACGACATGGGGCGGATCACCGCGCCGCAGGAATCACCCCTCGCTGAATGGGCAGAGCCGAAACGGCAATACGGCGAAGTCGCCCGCTACAGCGGCGGGGGTCGGATGCGGATGCGAAGTTTTGCCCTCCCGGTGCGCGCCGACGCTGCCCTACGAAACATTGCTGATCAGCGCGGCGTGAGTGTCAGTTTTATTCTCTGCGAAAAAGTCGCGGAACTCCTAGCGCCGTTGATAGAGGCTCCGATTCGCGGTCTCACGGACGCGCAGATTCCGTTCCGCCAACCGGACAAGGTTCATTCGCCGGAACCGCCCCAACTCAAGCGCCGCGGCTACCTCACCGATCGACGGTGATTTGGCCCCGGAGATCCCCGTCGCGGGCCCGGTGGTCGGCGAGAATGCGGGCGATTGATCTGGGGCTGATCTTGAGAGCGGCGGCGATCTCGCGCGTCTTCTTGCCCTCCTTGCGCATCTCCAGCACTTGGGGTGCCTTGCGCTTGGCGTGGGGAGGTTGTCCGGGGTATTTGCCCTCACCCTTGGCCCGGGCGATCCCCTCTCGCTGCCGCTCCAGCATGAGGTCGCGCTCGAACTGCGCGATTGCCGCGAGGACGGAGAAGATCAGCTGCCCGGTCGGCGTCGTCATGTCGAGCGGGGAGTCGAGCACCTTCAGCGCCGCTCCCTTTTCCCGCAGCCGCTCGACAATCTCCAAGGCGTCGTGCACCGACCGGGCGAGGCGATCGAGTTTGCATACCACAAGGGTATCCCCGTCGCCGTCGCGGATGTAGTCGAGGGCGCGCTCCAACTCGGGCCGCTCGGTCGACCGGCTGGACATCTGTTCGGAGAAGATGCGCCCGCACTTCTCGTTGCGCAGGCGGCCGATCTGCGCCTCGAAGCCGGCGGCCTGGTCCTGAGTGCTCACCCGGGCGTAGCCTATCTGGATACCCACGATCATTGCTCCCCGTATCGTCTCACCGTGGCCTCGCCATCGGTGATGTGGTGGACGTGAATCCACTGCCGACGCTCCATGCTCTCGTCGTAGTGGTCGGTATCGGGCCAGACCGGCGAGATGATGAGCGCGCCGGTCTGGCCGTGTTGGCATGGCGCCGTTTGGCCCCACCCGATCACGAACCAATCAGCGTCTTCGTGGTCTGTGATGACGGTCCCGATGGGGAAAGCGCGGGCGAGCGCGAGCACTTCCGGCGGGCGATCCTCGCGCCACGCGATGAAATCCTCCCCGTCCGGCTCCGGCTGCGGTGACAGACGAGTTTGCATGGTGGATTTCATTTTCACTCCTCCTCGAACAAATCCGGGTGCGCTGGAGTTTGCACGGCAAAGAGGTCGCCCGGCGGCAGCTGGGGTTTGCGCGCCCTCAACTTGCCGCTTCCGGTGGCCTCGCGCGCTGCAGCGGCTTGCCGGGCCGATCGCTCGGCGCCGGGCAGCACGATCTGCTCCCCTTGGTCGGTTCGCTCGGTGGTCATGTACCCTCCTTTGCTTGCCTGATCGCCTCTCGCAACCGCGATCTGGCGCAATGCGCATTGCGAGGAAAGCCGTTAGAGACTGGCCGCAAATCCGCGAGCGCTGCCTCAGCGGCGGCGATTAGTTCGAGCAAAGCGGCGCGCTCGGTCGTCATTGCACCCGCTCCCCTGTCCATCCTTGTTGCGCCATGCACTCATCCCGCGCGGTGTCGATGATCTGGCCGCGGTTCGGGTCGCCCATCGTGCTCCCCAGCAGCAGCGTTGGCAGCAGTCCCGGCAGGACGGGCGGCGGGTGAGCCTGAGCCGCCGCGACCGTAGCCCCGATACAGTTCCACAAGGCGGCATGCACGTTTGCCGCCGGCGGGTGTAGCGGGTCCGGGTGGTAGACCGTGACGGTGCACCCTCCCAGCGCCAGAGATGCGACGGCGAGCGCCGCGAGGGGAGATAGTCGGGTCATTCTGCAGCCTCCTTGGTTGCGGTCGGCAATGTTCCACCTGGAACATTTCGGCGGCATAGTGTGACGGGCCCGGACGCGATGCCGGGCCCGCTGCGCTAGGTCGTCAATGCAAGGCGTCGCCAAACCCTAAGCGGGTGAACGCCTCGGTGATTTTCTCGGTCGTCGGGCGGTCGGGCCAGCCGGGATCAATGCCGAGCCAGTATCCGGCCTCCCTGTTCCACTCGATCGTTTTCGTCATCTCGGCGACGAAATCGGCCGCGCTGTCGCATTTGGTGAGCGTCGTGTCGCCCTCGCAGTAATTGAAAATCTCGAAGGTGATCGGGTTCGCCCAGGTGCCGTAATAGCTGGCGTCCTGTTTGGTGTCGACTTGCGCCCATCCCGTCGCCGGCGAAAGGCGCTCGTCGTACTTGTACCGCTCGCCGCCGAAGTCTGAGCCGCGTGTGATTGTTGCCATTGGTCAAACCTCCTTTAGCAGCATGTCCTCGGCGTCCTGCACAAACAGGAATCCGAGCTCCTCGGTCTTGATGACGCAACCGCGCCGTTGCCGCGCATTGTCGGGCAGGCAAAAGAGGCCGATCAGCGCCGATGACGAGGTGTAGGCGGTCTGTCGATAGCCAAGATGCTTAGCCATGCGCTCGGCTTCTGCGAAGTCGTCGCCCGAAAATTCAAGCTGGGTAAGAGTGGTCATCGTTCCCATCCTCCTGTTGAACTGTTCAGCCGAGATCGCGCGGGCTGTCGTCGTGCGTCAGAAACTCGCCGTCGATCATCGGCACTCCCCACGCGACGCACCCGTGACCATTGGCGACCGGGACATAGATCGCCCCGACCCCGTACCGTGCCCGTCGCTCAGCGACGCGCGCCCACGTCCAGCCTGCAGGGAGGGTGAACCCCTGCGCCACGTACCCTTCCTCGATCTTTGTCATTCTCGAACCCCTCCCTAAACCCTGCGCCAATCGGAATAGGCGCGCGCCTCGTACCCCTCGCGCCGGCAATCCTCACAGAACCCGCACTCAAACGGGTATGGCTTGGGCAGACCTAACCCCGGACAGGCAGGCGCCATCTTGCGCCCGACCCAAACCGCCGGCTTGCCGCACTCATGGCCATAGGTGCCAAGCTCCGCATTGTGGCAGCGCCCATCTGTCGCATAGAGGTTCGCCATCGTCTCAGCCCTCCCTCGCGCCGTTGACCATCGAGCGCGGCCCGTACTGCATAGCGATGCGCTCGGCGTCGTCGACCGTCTGCAAATGCGGGTTGCCTTGTCCGTGGTCGCGCATGAACTCTGCCCCGCGTTTGGTGCGGAAAGGCCCGACAACGGCGTTATAGGAGCTTCCGTGGGTTTCCCACGTCGGGACATAGGCGCAGCGAAACACTTCCCGCACATAGCGGTGCGGCTGCACGGCAAGCCCGAGATAGAATTTTGTCGCCATCTCTTCAGCCCTCCAACATCTCGGCGCCATTGTCGCGCGCCCATTCCTTCGCCAGTTTTCGGGCGCTCGCCTCGGTACGGCAGAACCGCTCGCTCAGCCGTCGCCCCATCGCGTTCCAATCTCGCGGCGTCGCAGGCTGATAGAGCGACACCCGCCACCCGCGCCTTCCCCAATCGTTGCAGGTCACGATCAGCCTCGGCGCAGACACGTCCCCCGCTACTCCCTCGCTCCGTGTCGTCATTGGCTGATTTCCTCCATGATGCGCGCGTATTCCGCGTCGCGATCTTCCTTCGCCTTGCGATAGGCCGCGACCTTCTCGCCGAGCGTCGAGCCGCGCCAGTAGAGCTTTGCGGCCTCGTATCGCCGATCAGCCGCCCGAAGCCGCTTCGCCACTTCCGGGTCATTCGTGACCCAACCGGGTGTCGCCATCCCTCATCCCTCCCTGCTGCTGTACGCGTCCGCTAGCGGATAACCAACCGCCAGACCCCTTCACGTCGAGCGCTCGCGCCAGGTCGCCTTGCCACGCCGACCCGAAGCAAGCCTCACCCACCGCACACAGCAACGACGCCCCTGAGGGCGCCGCGCCGTGGTCTGTTGCCCGCTCAGTCATGCGGGTTGCCATCCTCTCATTCCCATTTCGCGCTCTACGATCCCGAGCGTGGAACCGCGTCGCGTTCCATCTGTCGCTCCCTCGTGTGTGATGCGGAGAAATTCGCCTCTCCCCGGAAAATCCGCGCGGTGCCCGGAATCCGGGAGTTTGCATGGCGTAGCGGCCAGTCTGAGTCGGAAACGGTGCCGGCGATGCTCGACATGGTGCCCTCAGACCGTAACGCCACATGAACCTATGACTATATGGCACCTGTGCGCCATGATATCAATATCAAAACCATGTGGCAGCGAAAATAATCTCTGTCGGGCTCGCCGCATGGGGAGGGTCACCTGTCACCCTGCCGGGCGCCCTCAGCGGTGCACCAAGCCGGCATCCCGTCGCCGCAGCGTCGCGGCCCCGTCAAGATCGTGCGGATCGATGGGACGCGCGCGCCGTATTCGAGAGGGACGCTAGCGTTTCGTTTCCCGGGGATTTTTGGGTTTCCTGGCATCGTTAGATTTACGTTAGACAATGCGGTTAGAGTGTGTTAGACAATAGGGATGTTATCGCAGAAATGCAGGATTTGCGGCGAGCGTCATCCGTTGGGTCCGTGTCCCAATCCGAAGGCGCGTCGTTCGAGGGCAGCGGGGAAACGTCCTGTTCCCAGCGTGAGGCCCCAAACCTCCAAGCCGGCGCCGGCCTTGGGAGCGAGTAGGGTCGAGCAACAGCGCAACACCAAGGGCGTGACCAGGCCGGGAGAGCAGCGGCCACCTATTACCGAGATGATTGAGCGGCAACCGGAACCGGGATCTGCGTCGGCGGCGGTCTCCGCCAAGTTCGACAAGAAGGCGTATCAGCGCGAGTACATGCGCAGGTGGAGACTGGAACATTCTGACGATGCCCCGAAAGCGCTCTATCGGCATTTTGCCGCCAGCGGACAGTTGCTATACGTTGGGGTGTCTGAAAACGTCGAGCGGCGAAACGCGGAACACGCGCGGTCATCCCCTTGGTGGAAAGATGTGGTGCAGAGCGAGGTTGAGTATTTCGGAACCACGATTGAAGCACTTGCGGCCGAGAGTAGGGCGGTAGCTGCCGAAGCGCCCCTTCACAACCAGCTTCTTGCTGCGGCGACGCTTGCTCCTCACGGAGAGTGTTCCGCCTGTGACACCAAGCGCACGCTTGACGCGGCGCGGCAGCAGCGGATGCGAGACAAGCGAAAGGGGAAGGCATGACGCACATCTATGTGGCGGGGTCGAGCCGAGACGGACCGTTAAAGATCGGGATTACGACCAATACGAAAAAGCGGCTTGCCCAACTGCAAACTGGCTGCGCTGTGTCGCTGCGAATCTACTGGTCGCTTGATGTGCCTCCATCTCAGGCGGCTCGGGTCGAACGTGAGGCTCATACCTGTTTTTCGCCAGAGTGATTGTCGGGCGAGTGGTTCTTGATCCCGGTTGAGATGGCCGTCGAGGCGATTATGCGCCTCACGGAACGCCAGCGCCCTCAGCGGATGACAGAGGTCTACCCCGGGCTATACGCCATCGGGGAGATCTTTCTGGCGTCCGAGGCCGATACATCGCCACCCCATAACGGATATTGGGGCGCAGACTGGCATTGGTTTCCGCCGACAGCGAAGCCAGTTGATCTTTTGGGGATCTGGTGATGCGGCAGTATCGCCAGCGCCTGCGGGAGGATCGTCTCCGGGAGCGATCCGAGACGGAGGAAGACTGATGCGCCAAGAGCCGCCGTCGAAGGTCCGAATTGTTCATGTGCCGACGGGGATTGTCGTCGAATGCGAAGGCAGGTCCACGGCACGCGAGAACCGGAGCGAGGCAATGCGGATGCTGAGGAGCCGATTGTGGCTGCGTCATTTGGTTGACCAGCAAAGGCCGGAGAACGCCCAGTGATGCGCCAGCGCCGGGCGAAGCAACGGGAGGGTGGCTGATGATCGAGACCATTGTAGAGCGGGTTGCCAGGGTTTTGTGGGAATTGCGCCCGCGCGCCCTTGCCGCGCTGCATTGGGACGACGCTGGCGAGGGTTGGCGATCGGAGTACCGCCTTAAGGCAGAACGCGCTATCGCCGAGTACGAGGTGGCACTCGCCGGGGCGGGTATGGTCATTCGCCCAAGAGCGCCAACCGAGAAGATGATCTCGGATGTGGTCGACAATTTCGACTTTGGCCCGGATCGGGATGCTAGAAATTGGGCTGTTGGTGTGTGGGAGACGATGGTCGATGCCTACGAGAGGGGCGGGTCATGAGGTTCCAACGTCGAGCGCACCGAGGATCGCGACCGGAAGGCTTAGGCCACCCTAAGCCGACGCTGTATACGGCGGAGAGCTACCGGGCGAGATTTGTGCGGCCGGGGCCGAACGCGTCGCTCAACAGGTTAATGCGTTGGGTGAGGATGAGGCGGCAAGAGATTGAAGGGAAAGGGGAGACGGCATGAGAAAGGCCAAAAAGCTACGACACTGCGAATGGCCGTTCGGTGAGATCTTCCTTCGACGCTGCGGAGGCGAGTGCGATGGCCGGCATGTGCACGTGCAAATCGGCCAAGAAGGCGAAATACCGCTCGGCGATCACGTGACCGACGCAGCTGGCGCGCGGGAGATCGCCGCCCATCTCTGTGAACTCGCTGAGGAAATTGAGGCCGCTGGCCTGCAACCAAAGGTGCATTGAGCCATGAGCAAGGAGATCCAGATCGAGGAAGGGCCGCCGCCCGATCCCCTCCGCTGTCCTGTTCATGGCGGCTTCGTGGTGGATCTGTATGGTGGCCGGCATTGCAACTTTACAGACTGCGATTGGACGGTCCTACCGAAAGAACGACCGTGTACCCGCCACCCGAGCGAAGCCCCGGTTCCGTGCCAGCACAAGGGGGCGTTTTCAGAATGCGCTCCTGCCGCCTTTCGTGATGCGGTGATCGCCGGGTTGCGGGAGCGCGGGTGGCCCGAGCCGAGCGAAAACTCGTCGCTGACATGCCCTATGTGGCAATCTGTCGAGTATGGGCCTCCCGTAGTTGAGTGCGAACTTCAAGATGCGCCAGACAACATCTTGATTTCGTTTGAGGCTAGCGACAGATGGGTCGGCGAGATGACGCTTGGCGCCGGGATGGCTGCGCCGGAGATAGTCGAGGCGATCGACCGGCTGCGCTGGGTGATCGGGCTGCCGCCCTTGGTTGCGCCGATCAAGAAACCGGAGCCGGCCCGGCGCGGTACGCGTGGCAGACCCGTGCTATGAGCGGCGGGATGCTTGAACTCTACAAGGCTTCTCCGGCCATGCTCGCGTTGCTCAAGAACGCCTACCGAGCCAAAGAGCCGTTCCTGACGCCCCGACAGCAGGCGGCTCTGGACGACTATTGGGCCGCCAAAACGCACCAGGAAGAGCACTGGGCCTATGTTCGGTATCTGCGCGCGGGTGGCGCGCCGGCGTGGGGCGAGACGGCTGAAGAGGCCGAGCGGATCAAGAACTGCCCGGGGTGCCCGCCGCCTCTCGTCGCTGATGCTATCCCAGGAGGCATCTTCAACCCGGTCGGCAGCGCCGAGAAGCGGCGAGAGACCGACCAACAGGCCGGGCCGCGACCCTCACCGGAGCCGGATCATCCCGACGTACCGCCCAGCGAGCGGGGGTTCGGCACATGACCGGGCAGCGCATCCCGAGTTTCGGGGCAGATGTCGGACGCGGGCCTGGGGGCCGGTTTGTCAAGCTCGATCTGCCGAAGCCTGCTAGGCGCCCAACGCTGCAGCAGCGCTTCGACAAAGCCAAGGCGAGACAACCCATCGATGAGCCGCCGGTCCAGCGCTATCGAACGACGTTCACCGAGATGTGGCGGAAGGTGTTCGGGTAATGCTGATCCCCGACGGCGACCTACAGTACCATCTGGTCATGCAGATCATGCGCGGGCGTATGCTGATGTCCTATTGGCGCGCGTACCGGGGCGGTGAGTTGGTCAGCGATTTCTGGGTCTGGGACCCGGCGGATCCGCCTCCGACCGCCGAGCCGGCCAACAACAACGATTTCGAGGAAAGGGTCGCAGCATGACCGTCCGCATCGAGAAGTTGCCAAGCGGTCTCAGGATCGTTACCGATTCGTTCGATAGCCCGCTCGCCGTCCTCCAGGTCTCGGTTGAGGTCGGCACCCGGTGGGAGCCGCCGCACCTCAATGGTCTGGCACATTTCCTTGAACACATGGCGTTCAAGGGCACCCTCCGGCGCACGGCAAGCGATATCAGCGAAGCGATTGAGAACCGGGGCGGCTGGATCAATGCCGGAACCGGGAAGGACATCACCAACTATTATACCGGCGTCCTGGCGGAAGACGCGCCCGTAGCACTCGACGTGCTTGCGGACATCGTGTGCAACTCCACGCTACCGGAGGAGGAATTCGAGCGCGAGCGCGGTGTGATCTTGCAGGAGATCGCCGACCTTGAAGACGAGCCAATGAGTTGGCTCGCTGATCGCATGATGGAAATTACGTTCATCGGTGGCCTGGGAATGCCGGGGCTCGGCTCTCCCGAAACGCTGAGAAGGATTGAGGTCAGCGATCTTGCCAACCTAGTGGCGGCTCATTACGAGCCGGGCACGATCATCGTTTCGGCTGCAGGCGGGGTCGACCATGACGCTATCACGCGGGCTGCCGAGCAATTGTTCGACCTCGGCCACCGCGAGGTTTCCAAACGGCACGAAAGCCGCAAGTCCGAATTCTTCGGTGGGAACAGTTTTCGTCAGGCCCGCAAAACCGATCAGGTGCAGATCATTGTTGCCTTTCCGTCGTTCTCGCTCGGCGACCCCGATCTCTATGCCGATTGCGTCCTGCAAAAAATCATCGGGGGATGTAGCACAAGCCGTCTGTGGCGGGCGCTGCGGGAAGATCGCGGGCTCTGCTATGATGTCTATTCCTCAGCCCAGGCATGGCGCGAGGCCGGCATTGTCGGCGTAAAATTGTCAACTGGAGCCGACTCGGCGGCTGAGGCGATCTCCGCGCTCGTCACCGAATTGCAAAAGGTACGGGATGCCGGCCTCACCGACGAGGAGTTGGCGCGCGGTAAAAAGCTGATGCGCGCCGAAATCGTCATGGAGAATGAATCGGCGGCGTCCCGTGTTGGCGCTGTCGCGCACCATCTGGCAATCCATGATCGCGCTTACGATCTGAATGAGGAGTTGGACCGGTTCGCCGCAGTCGATCATCGCGCCATCGGTCGGTGTATCGAGCGGATGTGGTCAACGCCGGCGGCTGTCGCGATCCGCGGCCCGAAGCGCATCGTCGAAACTGACATTCAGGAAATGCTGCGTGCCTGATCTCTACGCGACCATAGGCGTCCCGCGCAGCGCCACCAAGGCGGAGATCCGCAAGGCCTACCGCAAGGCGGCAAAACGCGCCCACCCTGACGGGGGAGGCTCGCCCGAAGCCTTTCGCCGGGTGCAGACCGCGCAACTGGTGCTGATCGACGACGCTCGCCGCGCCCGCTACGACGAGACCGGGAAATTCGAGGATGACCCGCCCGTCGATATCCGCGAGGCCATGGCGCTCGAACAGGTGTCGCTCGCGCTGGATATCGCGCTGGCGAACGTGATGCGGTTCAACGGCGACCCTCGCCAAGCCGATATGACGGCCGAGACCAAGAAGGTGATCGGCGAACTGCGGCGCAAGGTGGACCAGGAAATCGCGGCCTTTGAAAAGGCGGCGACGCAATGGGAGAAGCTGCGCAACCGGTTCGCCGCAAAGAAAGAGGGTGTCCCGAATCGGCTTGAGGCGCTCGTCGCCGGTAAGCTGAGCCAGATCACGATGATGACGGCGCAGGCAAAGAGCCGGCACGAATCGCTGGGTGCCGCTGAAGCGATCCTCGACGCCCATACCTATCGCCGGGACAAAGCGGAGTCGGCTCCGCAGGGGCCGATGAATATGAGCCTCGCGCAACTCATGGGAAGGGGATTCTGATGGCTGATAACCTACACAACATCATGAAATTCCATGACATCGTGGAGGGGGAAGACCCCGATTGGTCCGAATGCGGGCAGGCGTGTTATGAGCAAATCCCCTTCCCCTCCGGAACACTTGTACCAGCAGGCATTTTGGGCGAAGGAAAATGGGCTGACCGAACCACGCTCATAGCGATCCATGCTGGCACCCGCTTTTGGCGAAAGAACGTCACGCTGGCCGCATACGGGCCGCCGCAGCGATATAAAATGTGTCCGGAGTTGCAGGAAATTATCGACCGTTGGTTTGCCACGCGAGGCGGCTAAGACCACGATTGGGACGAGAACGAGACTTCGATCAAGGACGATATCCTGTCACCGAAGATTTGGTGGCACCGGAAATGATTAGCGCCGAAGAGGCAAGAGCCAGGTTGGCCGCCCACATCGCCGAACAAGATGCCATTCGTGGTCGCCCTCTGACCGAGACGGAGAAAGTTCGTAACCTATTCCGGGCTATTTATTCGGATGAGATTGATGCCGCTCGCGCAGAGGTACTTCAAGACGTATTGAAAATCATTGATGAAGAGGGATTTATTGACACCAAACGCGGGTGGAAACGAGTTCGGGAACGCATCTTCTCTTTAGCGGAGAAATAGAATGTCCGACGACAAGCCCACAGTGAACGGCTCGGCACCGAAGTCCGCCGTATCGCCCCATATGATCCTCCAAGCTGCCGCCACGTCAGCGATCGGCGCTCAGGCTAATCTCCTGATGGCCTTCGGCGTCGATCTGCCGGGGACGATCAACCTGTTGTGCGAGGTGGCCTGCAATCTGATCGCGAGCATTGAACCCCGCGAGCAGCGCGACCGGGTGATCAACGAGATCCGCCGGAACCTGCCCGATGTTGTCGCACGGCAGTATGACGCCCGTCATATGAGGGCGAGCGGGCTGGTGGTGCCGGGGAGACCGGGAGGGTCATAGACCCGTCACAGAATAAGGCGTACCCTGCGCGCGTGAGAACTCCGCCAATCAGACCCGATCAGCATTCCTCGTTTGACGATGCGCCTATTTGGGCGATCGAGCTTGCGTGGCGGATAGAGGCCAACCGTGAGCGGCTCGACGACAATCGCGAGCTGCTCGACTGGATCGTCGCAGAGCTTCGAGGCGAGCATAAGCTGCGCATCGCGGTTACCGACGACGTCATAACGATCCAGTCGGAACCAACGGCACCGGGGCCGACATCCCGGATCAACTCCAAGGAGATCACCATGCCGCAGACCAGGACGATTACCCTCACCGCCACCCAGGTACACCTTCTCAGCCTCGGGCTCGTCAGCGATGCCAACGGGACACCGGTTCCGATCCCCGCCGGCACCACGTTCGCGGCAACTTCGCCAAGCCCGGCGATCGGCGTCGTGGTCGACAACGCAGCGGACACGGTGGCCATCAACGCGCTGACCCTCCCGAGCCCCAACACAGCGTCGATGGCATTTGACGTGACCGACGCCACCGATCCCACGGTCGTCGCACTTCACGTCGTTGTTCTTTACCCCGTGCCCGTGGTCGACGACATCACGGTTACCGGCGATGTGGTGACCGCTCAGCCGGCGCCGACCACGCCCGGCCCCTAACGTCGACGCAGGATATTGGAGAGCGCGCTTCTCAGGGACCCCGCGAGATTGGGTTCCGGCGCGCTCCCCAAATGGGGAACGGCCACTCGCCCCGTTCGGAATGAGACCGGGTGGTAGGCGGGCGTCGCGACCGACGGCCCCGGCGGGGTGATGATGGGCGTCAACTGGCGATTGGGAACGGGCGCGGCGAAGGGCGCTCCCCCTGTCTGCGGCGCAACGATCTCCGGGGTGGCGGGCGGTGGTGCCGGCGGACCTGCGGCGCCGGGTATGCGCAGCGACATCATGCGGGATGATCCGGCCCCGACCGTCTCGACGGGTTGGCTATGGTAAGGGTCGCGCGGACCCAGAGGAAAGGCGATGCCGTATTCCGGCCCGGCGGCTTTGAGGTATGCCCATGCGCGAGGGGTGGCCCGGTTCCAATCGACCGCCATCCCATGATAGCGCTCATGCCAGGACGTTCCAGGCTTCGCCGCGAGGCCGCCGCCCGCGAGGTGATTGAGGTAGGCCTTCGTCTGCTGTTCCCAATCCCGGTAGCCGCTGGTGATCGCGTGGCGGAGTTCAGCCTGAAGGTCGGCGGGTGCGGCGGCGATCAACGCATTGACCCGGCCGGCCATGACCGTGTTCACTTTGAAGCCCGTTCCGATAATCGGGGCGACGCCGGCTTCCTCAAAGGGTAGGAGTTTGTCAGCCATGACCACCAAGAAAGATATCAGCGATGCCCGCCGCCTTTGGGATGAACGGGGATGGGACTACGCGACCCTCGGATGCGATCCGGGGACAGGTAGCGATGAATGCTTCGTCTGGATCTACGACTTCGCGGGACAGATAGCGTGGAGCGGCAGCCACGCCGAATTCGTAGCGTGGTCCGAACGCATGAGGGCGCATGATGGCGAGCGCATGATGGCGGCTGTTCGCGATATCGCCGAAGGGTTGTAATTTATCGACCATGGGCGTAATCATAGACCGCTACTGAAGGGGTAAGCAAATGGCTGGAGTTCTGTTCAAGCTCGACAAGTCTGGGCACGGTGAGGTCGCGAAGTGGGGCGAGGACGCCGAGAGCCGCGCTGCCGGCGATGCGGCGTTCAAGGCGCTCGCCGACAAAGGGTTCACGATGTTCGACACCAGCGACAAGCTGGTCGGCAAGCCGGCGATGCACGCGTTTGACCCTGAGGCGACGGAAATCGTGGCGGTTCCGAGGCTCGTCGCCGGCTGATCTCTCGTGACCCACGTCTGCATCGAAGAGCGCGGCGCGCCGAAGATCGTCGGGTGGACATCGGCCATACCTGGCACCGAGCGGACAATGACGCGTGTCGCTCGCGGCCCGGTGCCGGCGCTACCGAAGGGCTGGAAACGGCGATTTCGGAACAAGCCCTTCCCGGTGGCGCAGATCGTCTACCACACCTTTGCGGTGCGCACGGTGTACCGCGACAACATCCCGACGCGCGTCATCATGCTCGGAACCGGGAATGACCCAACCGCTCTGCCGGACTGGCGGAAGGCGTGGGACTATTCGATCCTCTACCCGAACATCTTTGGGAGAGAGGTCCACTTCCGTCGCCGAGAGCAACCAGATGGGCCGGTCTATCCGATACGGTTGGTCCGACCTTCGTATTTCGAAATGCGTCGCGACTCGACCATCGGCATGCCGTTGATGGGTTGCGACGATGAAGGGGGCGGCATCACCGTCTGGCCCGAGCCGAGCGATGAATGGGAGATCGTGCCGACGACGGAAGATCGTCGCACCTACTCGTTCGAGCCGCCACGACCACGACCAGTAAATTTCTTTCACGGCAGGAGCGCGCTCGGCAATCTGGCGAGCGGTATAGTCCGACAGACCACCCTTAACGGCGGAGAGGCTCCAGTTGGTGTGCGCGCCTCGCCCGACACTTACGCCGCCCTACAGAGACAGTTCATTGATGTAGGGTCGCGGGCGTTTGCTGACGCGCGTGGCTTGACGGTCATGGGCATCCCTGTCGTCTCCGATCCGTTCGTCCCGCCCGGTCAGGCGTTTATCATTGGCGCAGACCCGGCTCACGATCGCGGCGCAGTGGCTGTTGCCAGAATTGAAGCCGGTCAGATTACCGCAATCAACGTCACGAATGCTGGTGCAGGCTATACAGCGCCGCCCGATTTGGTCTTTGGTCAACGACGCGCTTTCGTTCCTCGGGTTTTTGCGGATCTGTACAGCACCGGTGTCATAATAGACCCCGAGACGGCGCAGCGTTCGAGAGAACGGGCGCGTGGTCTACTGAAATCGCTACTGACCACGCAGCAATGGGCCGAGTTCGAAGCGGTGGGGGCGGTCACCGAGCACATCGACGGGTGCGAGTTCAAGCTGCGGCCCTGCCACATGATCGAGGCAACGAAGCCACGCCTTATAGGAAAGGTGCGCGAGCGCTGGTGCGTCACGCCGCAACCCTACACGGTCGGTGAGGACTGGATGCCCGAGGAGGACAAGCTGATCGGGCAACTGCTGCATCTGCGCGCCGGGCCTGACAAGCTGCGCGCGGCGGCGAACATCTTCCCCGCCTAGACTAGGCCGCGATCTTCCATCCAAGATGACGGGACGTAAGGATTTTCGGCTCGTTCTTCTGCCGTTCTGAAAAAATCGTAAACCATCCGCCGAACGATGGTTCCCATCACGGTCGTCTCGCCGGCCTCGGCGGCGCTCACGTTCTCGTAGGTCGCCCCTTCCTGTAGAAGCGAGTTCCGTAGGTGGTCGATCCACGCCCGGTTCGCCAGCGCGGCGGCAAACACCCGGTCATCCTTTTGCTTGCCCGGCGCTTCGGGGGCGATGTCGGAGCGGGTCTGCCGCATCGTGCTCATTTCGTCGAGCAGCGGCATCGAGCGGATATCGAGAACGTCGGTGGTGAACGAATCGCGGAATTGGTTCATCAACTCCATCTTCGTCCGCCAGGTCGTTTCGAAATTTAACACATAGCCCGCCCCCATGCTGTCGGGCCGGTGGTAGAGATACCAGCGCGCTTGGTCGAGGAAGTCCTCCCATTCGAGGCCGCGCACCCTGTTCGCGTAGATCTCGGCGCGCAGCCGCTCCTTCAGCTGGTCGAACTCGCGCATGATGGCCCGGCCTGGCCCACCTAATTCGACGTTGACCACGCAGTTGCGATAGGCCCCGGCGAGATAGGCCAGTATCCACGCCGCCTGGTGGGTTTCGAGGTCGGCGTCGGCGAACTCGGCGCATTGCACGAGACGGTCGGCATACGCTCGCCAAACGGAGATTGCTGAACGATCCGCCCACTCTGTGCGTCCGTAAGCCGGATCGCAGCCGATAACGTAGATCCCCTCCGGGTGCGGCTCATGCCAGACGCGGAGCGTCACCTGGTCAATGAGGGCGGCGTCGATCACCTCGCTCATCTCGGTCTGGAAGATGTTGGTGCCGATGTTGAACGTGTATCCCCGGAAATAGATCGCCTCGGGGTTCTCGTGATCGGTGTGGGCAAGGCGCTGCCGGCGATCGATGTCCTCCGCCCATTTCTGGATCACCCGGCTCAGGAAGAACGAATACCCCTGGACCTGAAAGGCTTGGGTCTCGGTCCAGGGTTGCGACGCCTCTAATGAGCCATCGGCCAGCGCGCGGTCGGATTGACGCCAGCGATACCATGCCAGCTGCTCCATCGAGACCGAGTAGCCGTACATCTGCGCGACCTGGCGGATCAGTTCGCCCTCTTCGGCGTTTGGCATGATCGTGCCGAAAAGACGGAACCGGCGATCGGTGCGTTCGATGCGGTTTTGCGGCTTTGCCCACCAGCCGATAAAGCAGGTGCGCTTCGTGTACGGATCGTCCTTCGCCGAGATCCACATATCGTGCCACGGCGTTCCGTGCCCATAGGCGCGCGACTCAAAGATGAACAGCCGATCAGGGTGGCCCTGCGAGAGGGTTTCGCGGAAGCTGTCGATACCTTCCTGCGTCCCGTAAGCCCCGACCTCGCTGCACCACGCAAGGACATAGCCCTTCGAGTCGGCCCAGCTTTTCTTGTGCTGACCGGCGACCAGGAAATCGAGCCGCGCGCCGTTCGAGAAACTCATATAGAACCGGTTGTCCTTGACGATCTCAAACGAAGAGCCAAGAAAATCCTCGGGGAAGGATTCCATCATCTTGTTGATTTGATCGCGGAACCCGGCAGAGTTCTTGTCGTCATCGGCGACAAGGCATCCAATAATACGGGGGTGGACTGCGAGCCAGAAAATGAGGATGGCCAGGCCGATCGTGGTCAGACCAAGCTGCCGGCTCTTGAGATTGTAGAATTCGTGGATGTCGTCTTCGAGGGCGTCGCATAGCGCTTCAAGGAACATCTGCTGCGACAGCCAAAGGTCAAGATCCGAGCCGCCGCGCTCGTCGTCGATGCTCTCGGATTCCTTGGACTGGATGCGCAGCTTCGAGATGAACTCAAGCAGCAGCGGCAGCCATTTCTGCTTTTTCGCCTTCTTCCGCAGTGATGGGGTGAGTTTTGTCGCCATGGATTACGGGTTGTCGCGCCGCCAGCGCCGAACCTGGTCGACGCAATCCGGTTCCATGGAGGTGAAGCCAAGCACCAAATAGATATGTAGCGGATCGTCTTCGAAATAGATCTCCATCCCAACCTGGAACTTTGGGATAAGCGACTGTGCAAATACGCCGTCGGTGTAGGGCGGCAAGGCTTCCCCACTGAAGGGATGCCGAGAGACCCCCATGGGGACATCATCGCCTACCGGCCGATGCTGATAGGCCCCCTCGTTAACGACCTCACGTTCCGCCCTCAACTCAGCAAGTCGAGAGGAAATGCTGTCGTAATCGTTAACCAAAACGGGAAGGTTGGACATGGCGTTACCCTATCAGTGGCGCCGGCCGCCGTGCTGCCCCTTCTCCAGCATTTGCGGATGGGCCTGGATAAAGGCGGCGTGCTCGGCCTCGCGTGTTTCGAGCGCTTCGACGAGCTCGTCCTCGCGGGGCGGGTGGGTCAATTCTATCGTCTCCCGCGGACTGACCGCCTGGAGCTTCGCCAGCGCGAAGATCAGATCACGCGCCTCTTTGCTGAACATCGGCGATGAGGAATGAGCGTCGACCGATACGCGCTGGTTGTCGTCGAGTTGGGCGAGCACGAAGGGGATGGGGACGAGACCGGGGGCCGGCGGCTCGTAGATATCCGCGTCCAGCTTTTGCCCTTTCCACAACCCGGCATACTTCTCAGGAACCCAGGCGACCATCTCCTCGCCGGATTTCACCTTCAGTATATCGAGAGCAAGCCCAGCTACCGCGTCGACGCAGCGCTCAGCGGCGAGCGCCTTGTCCTTGAACCTGGGGCTCGCCATGCGAACGAGGGTCTCGGCGTGGGCCTGCGCCCTGACGCCCGATTCTCCCTCGCCGCGAACCGTCGCCGGCATTCCGCCGATGTCGTTGAACATCTGCATCAACTCATGCAGCGAGCGCCACGAGTCGGCGGGGACCGTTGTAGCAAGGGCCTGAGCCTTTGCGTTTGGGTTCTGATCGGTCAGATACCCGCCGGGCTTGTTCTGCTTGGCATAGAGGTTCTGGTTGATCGACGAGCCCGAGATAAGGCGAGGCGGGTTTTCCTCCTTCCGGAGCATCTTGTTGATGCCGTCCATGCGCCTGTTGAGGGCCGCCTGGATCGATCCGACGATCCGAATTTCGGAGTCTCCCCAGAAATATTTCGGCATGCGGTCGATGCAGAATTCAACGAACGGGTGCCGGCCGCGCAGCGGGTTGTTCTCGCGCTTCCGCTTGGCCTCGGCCTCCTCGTCGCTACCGCTCCGTCGCCCGGGTTGCACCGGGACGCCTGGCTGGAAATTGTCGGCGAGCGCGTTGTAGAGCATCTTGTTGGGGATGAGGACGCAATCGGGGCCGACCAGCTGGATCGTTACCCAATCGTCGACGGCGCTGTCCCACACCCATAATTCATCGAGTGCGATGAGGTTGACGCGCGTCTCCGGCGAAAGTTGCGGCTGCGGCGCGGTGAGCCAATCGACGATCCCGCGATTGCTCTTTTGTCCGGGGATCGGCGCGCCCGACACCTGATAGGGATAGAGGCCGCCGAGCATGACCATCCGTGTCGTGGCGTAGTTGTCGACCTCGCCACGGTCTTTCCCCGGTGCGCCGATCAGGTATTGTTTCGCCGCTTGGAGGATCGCCTTCTCCTTGCGCGGCACCATCTTCAGATACGTCACCCTGTCGCGGAAATCGTCGAAGGTGATCCATGTCCGGTGAAAGAATGCCTTCTGAGAGGCCAGGGTTGGGCGTCCTTCCTCCAATACCCCAAACTGCTCCGGCATGATGAGGCGCGGCTCAAGCCCACTCTTCGTCGAGTGCAATTCGATAAAGGTCTTGCCCTTGATGAGCGCCCAGAGAACGGCGTCCTCGATCATCGAATCGCAATCGGAGCGGCGAAATTCGAGATTGAGTTCAGCCGCGGCGGCGTGACCAAGAGCGCGCTCGATGGGGCCGGCGCGCCCATGCGGGGCAACATTGAGCTTCAGTTCGATCGGGCTGTAGATCATCGACGCCAGATCGTCGATGTAGGCGTAGGTCTTTTTGTAGATCTGCGGCGCCCCGTCGGCGGAGCCGGTCAGGAAAACGTTCTGGTACATCGCCCCGCGCTCTAGGCGGGACTGCATGGAAACCGCACAGCGGCCGATCAACTCCGTCGCAAAGTCGCCGATCTCGGTGAGTTTGGTGGGAACGAACATTTATCGGAGCCGCCACCCCCAACTGCCGCCAGTTCGCCCGGCAGGGAACCCACGTCGGGCCAATTCCTCGATGGTGAGCGACCAATTCAACCGGGGGCGGGGTAATAACCAGAGATGCCAAGCAACCCTGTGCGTTGCACCGATGATACCCACGACAAGCGGAGGATAGCGCTCAATGATCAGGCCGAGTTCAAGGCCAAGGAAGTTCGATGTAAAGCCGCAGCGCATGCCGATCAGCCCCGAGGCGGGCCGTTACCGGCGACAATCCGTATCGGCGGTTGGATCTGCTCGCGCACCTCCGGCGATGCCGAGTGCAGATTTTCGACCGGCTGGTATCCTTGCGGTTGCCGGAAAGCCCCGGACAGAGCGGCCCGGCGCAGGAAGGCGGGGCTGAGCGTCGCCTTGTCGGGTAGGCCTGGATGCCGCTTGCGACCGCCGACGAAGAAACTGTCGGCTTGCTGCTGTAGTGCCGGGGCCAGCTTTGGTGCCGCCGTCTCGCTGGGTCGGACATCGGTGCGCAGGTCGGTCATGCCGTAATCCTGCATGACGATTTTCGCGGTCTCGTCGATCGCCTTCACTTGTAGGGACGCGCCGATGGTCGCTGGGGCGCGGGCGATCGAGAGATCCATCCCGATCGGGGCTTGGATATGGCCGCAATCAAGATTGGGGCATTTGGGCGTACCGTTCATTTCGAGGCGGAAAGCGGCGTCCTCATCGGGCGTGCGTCCCTCGCCGGCCCTGACGCTGGTGCCTTTCCAGCGCATCCCGCACGCGGAGCATTGGAAAATTGGCCGGTAACGCTGCATCAGGCCGCTTCCTCGGACTTCTCGGGAAAATGCAGTTCGGCCTGGGCCCACTCTCTCCACTCGATCGGGCGCAATTGGACGGCTCCAGCTGTCTCTGCGGCATGCCAGACGCCGCCATCGACCCATTCATGGCCGACGCGACGCCGGCTGTTGCGCCAACGGATCGGGCGACCGACTTCCTCTTCGGGTGAAAAGCGCCCCTCGACGATGCGGTCATGCGGCCCCTCGTCGATCGGTCGCCACGGGTTCTCGACCGCAGCAGGCTCCGATTGGGCTTCTTCAGGCGGCTCGGGCGGGTTTTGTTTCCGGGGCGGCGGTGAGGTCCGGTGGCTGTCCATAAGGAGTCATCCCGTGATTTATTGCTGCCATCGCGAGTGCCAAAATGCGATTTGGCTCTTTTTCGCCTTGGTCGTAGACCTTGAGTTGCCTTATCGAATAACCTAGAACGCGAGCGGCCTCTGCTTGTGTCAGATTATGCCCCAACCGCCAAGCACGGAATTTTGACACCGGCTCTGACGATCGATTTATAGGTTTTGAAAATATTGCCGAGCGATCGATATCGACGTTTGGGTCGATGATAAGCATGGTTTCATCGTATCGAAACCATTCTCCACGTAATAGTAAATGTCTGTAATGGAAATGCAGTAATTTTTCTGTTGTGCGGTCCCCGTCTGATATTATCCTAACAATAATCAATTGCTCAGGAACATAGGTTTGGATGTCTCGTATCCGAGACGCCGGCACTTTGGCGAACCCAATTTTCACGGGGCCATCTTCGCCGCGCCGGATAAAGTAGACGCTCATAGCAACGCTATTATCACGAAAGGTGCGGAATATCGAAGGGAAGAAACTGCACCTTTGGCCAATTGACAATGGACGGCACCGAAATAGCCCCTACTGTGATCTACGCCCGACGTGGGCTTATCCCTGATCAGGAGGATCACATGATTCGCTATCGCGGCAAGCGGCACATGGGCCGCCACTCGAAGCGCAAGTAGCTTCAACGCAGGAACGCGCGGGCCGCACGCCCCTTCAGCTAGCGACCCGCGCACCTCCGCCTCGTGCCTGATCCCATTTCTCTTCCGACTGCCGGCCCGCCGAGTGCGGCGGGTGGCGCAGGTGGCCCGCAAGGCCTTATGGCGCTGCTACAGGCGCGCCAAGCCGCTGGCGGTGCCCCAGGCGGGCCTCCCGGTCCCGGCGGCCCCGTCTCCCCTCCAGGTCAACTCGGCGGCGGAACGATGCCAAGCGGCAACGCCGGTCTCGCCGTCAAGGCGATGAGCGATGTCCGCAACGCCGTGACCATGCTGGAATCCGCCCTGCCGCATATCCCGATGGGTTCCGAGCTTCACGGCGAAGTGCTGAATGCGACGAAGGGGCTTTTGAAGCACCTCCAGTCCGGCGACCAGAACCAATCGATCGACTTGATGTCGCTCTTGCAGATGGCGCGCCAGAACGCGCAGTCGCAACCGATGCAGGCATTGATGAAGGCCTATCCCCAAAACCCAGGCGCGCCGCCGGCTCCCGGAGCGGGTGGCGGCCTAGCCATGGCAGCGTGAACGATGACGCGAAACTGGCTCTCCTATCCCTCGGCGGAATTCGCCAACTGCACCGTCTATCTGCCGGACGTGGATAACAACGGGCACGCAATCATGGCCGTCCGTGAGACGATGGACGGTCACAGCGTCATTCTGTTTGCGGGTGGCAACGAAGTTCCGGTTATGCGGACGGCCAAGACGGTCATGGCCGATCTCGTGCCGCCGCCAGATCCGCCGGTATTCGTCGGGCGGCTCAACCCCGACGCCCCGACCGCGACATTCTCCGGCGCTGCCGATCCCGGCTCGACGGTCGTTATCCGAGATGGCGCGGTATTGGCCGCGACGGCGCAGACCGATGCGACCGGGCAATGGGAGACGACCTCCCCCGTGGACCTCACGCCCGGTCCCCACACGATGATCGCCATCCAGACCGACATCTTCGGCCGTGAGAGTAAGTCGTCCACGCCGTGCCTTCTTGACGTGCCGGAGCCGAAGCCCTTGCCGGAGCCCCCGACCCTTGTCGTTCCGGAAACCGCAAGCGGCCCAGCAGGCACCCCGATCGCGCTCCCCATTACCGCCTCATTGGCGGGGGCCGACGCGAGCGATCCCGACGCCGTGCTGTCGATCGGTATTTTGGGTGTGCCGAGCGACGCCACCCTGTCAGCCGGAACACGCAACAGCGACGGCAGCTACACGCTGACCGAGCCGCAGCTTTCCGGCCTCACCATCACCACGACAGCGGCGCCCACAGCCTTTCCCCTGTCGGTCTCTGCCGCCAGCACCTCCCGCGGCAACACCGCAGCGGCCGGCGGCGTCATCAACGTCACCACCAGCGCACCTGTTCCGCTGCCCGCAACCGCCCCGACCATCGCCGAAAACAAGCCGCTGTCCGTTATCGTCGGGGCCGCAGGGACAATTACCTCGGGCGACTTGAGCGCCAATGAGCCGGGCGCCTCTCCCTCGCAGTTGACCTACACGGTTACCGGTGGACCATCGAACGGCACCCTGCTGAAAGGTGGCTCGCCGGTCACCCAGTTCACTCAAGCTGACATCGACAGTGGAGCTGTCAGCTACCAGGAGAACGGCAGCGGCGCCACGGCGGACGAGTTCGCTTTCCAGGTCGCCGACCCGGCGGGCGGCACCACAACCGGAACCTTCGGCATCACGATCTCGCCAGCAGAGCCGGTTACCACCGGGGTTACGGCGACGGCTGGTGGCCCAGGCTTCGCCACCCCGCCTCCCGTGACGATCACCGGTGGGGGCACGACAACTGCGGCCGATCCCGCCAACCCCGCACCACAACAGCAACCGGAGTAACGTCCGATGGCCAAGTCAAACTTCCCGGGCCCGTACCCGAACGAAACCACGGAAGACGATTCCATGATGGTCCGCCGCCCGTCCGACCACCTGGAGATCGCCTCCCGCCCGTCAACGCTGCGCTCCACCCATGACAAGTCAAAAATCATGGGAATTTCCCACGTCGGCGACATGAACTCGTCGACCCGGAAGGGCCGCTAACCGATGCCCGATCCGTTCGAGGGGGTCGAGTTCACCCCCGAGCAGAAGAACGAACTCCTTCTCCTGCGGCGTGGCTTCGCACTGTTGAACTCGGTGTCCGGCGACGTCGATGTGCGCCGCAAATTGCGCGCCGCCAACCCGACCGCCGGCATCTCCGTTCCCGAGGACGACATCGCCGAGCCGCTCTTGAAGCCGCTGCGCGAACGCCTCGACGCGATCCAGACCGACCACACCGAAACGCTGGCAAAGATCGACGAGAAAACGGCAGCCTTCGACAGCAAGGTCGCCGAATGGGAGCAGAAGCATAGGGACGCCGCCGATCTCGGTGACCTGCAGAAGAAGATCGCCGCAGCCGCGAAGCACTACCGGTTCACCGACGAAGGCACCACCGCGCTCATCGAGCACATGAAGACGACCGGCACCGCCGATCCGATGACCGCCGGCGCCTACCTCGTGCAGAACATGGAGCGCCCGGCCCCGGTGGCCGAGACCGGCCTCGCGCCCGAGCAAGCTCGCCGCAACGGCGCCCCCGACGTTGACCTGTTCAACATCTCGACGGGCCAAGACGACGAGTCGATGAAGCTGCTCCACAGCGGACCCAAGGGCGCCGAAAAGTGGATGCAGACCGAGATCAACAAGATCATCGCCGAGGGGCAAGAAGCAGCCTGATGTCGCTCGGCCCCGCCCACAACCCCGAGTATACTCCCCGCTCAATCGGAGCGGCGGAGGCGGGTATGGCGCGCGGAGACACCTACGAGAAATTCTGTCCGGATTGCCGGAAGGTCTTCTACACAACGAACAACCGGGATGTGCGCTGTCCATCGTGCACCCCAGAGTGCGCGGTCAACGGCTGTACCAATCCATCGAGACCGCATTCGCGTGGTCTGTGCGGAGCGCACGCCTCGCGGCTGTGGAAACATGGAACACCGACCAGCAAGAGGCTGCGCAACTGGCAGACCGGGCCGTGCTCGGCTGATGGTTGCGATGAGGCGGCTGTCAAACGCGGGTTCTGCGAACTCCACTATTCGCGAGTGAGGCGTACCGGATCGCCTGGGCCAGCGAAGAGCACAAAGAAGCCGCGCGGCGTCCCGTGTGAGGTCGCGGGATGCACGCGCATGACTCACGCGAACGGCCTGTGCAGCATGCACGGAAGCCGGCTGCGGTTCAGGAACGATCTTGGTCCGGCCGAGCCACTGATCGCGCCCGATGGCAGCGGCCACTTCACCAAGAAGGGCTACAAGATCATCCATGTCGATGGTCGGCGTATCCTTGAACATCGGTACGTGATGGAGCAGCACCTCGGGCGGCGACTGACCGCCGAAGAGACGGTGCACCACGTCCGCGACGAAATGGAAAAGCCGAACAACGACATCACCAATCTCGAACTCTGGTCGTCGCGCCATCCAAGCGGGCAGCGGGTTACCGACAAGGTGGCCTTCGCCGTCGAGATGGCAAAGCTGTATCCGGGGGAACTCGCCAAGCAGGGCTTTCGGTTGATGCCGCTCGAAAGCGCGGAATCCACTCAAACCCTCCTCGGTGAGCCGTCTTATCGCGACTTCGATCCGGCCGCCGTTATTAGGCGGTGGACGAACGCATAGGTAGAGGGGCGACCTGATGGCATTCCCAAGTACAATCGTCTCGCCCGTAAGTTCAGGAATATTTCCTGGTGGGGTTATCGGGGCTCAACTAAGTGAAATGACGAGGCGTGCCGTAGTCCCTACAGTATTCGTCCAAATATATCAGTCTCACCCCCTCTTGTCATTACTTCTGTCGAACGCCACCCCGGCTCGCGGAGGCGCACCACAGGTGGTTATTCCTGCCCAGGGCGCTAGCTATGTTGCGTTTAATTGGGGCTCGTTTGCCGGCGACTTTCCAATGCCGAGTGACGAAGCGGCGATCGAGAACGCGCAGTTCAACCTCAAGCTGGGGATGGTCCCGATCGGGTTCTTCGGGATGGAAGCGATCATCCAGTCGAGCGAGGTGATCATCCCGAAACTGCGGGCGGTGACGAGCGATGCGGCGACGGTGATCCGGCAGGCGCTGGCGTCGTCGATCTACACGAACAATTCGAACAACGGGCTGGCGCTGGACTCGCTGTACCAGGCGTATGACAGCGGGACGAACGCGCCGTCGTATGGCGGGATCCCGCGGGCTCAGGCGCTGTGGTGGCAGGGTCAGCTGCTGGCGGGGATCGGTGCTGTATCGAACCGGGCCGGGATGGCGACGACGTTGACCCGCGTCATGACGGGGGCGGCGGGCGAGGCGCCTGATTTCGCGGTGATGAACCCGGCGGACTGGGCGACGCTGTTGCAGGACTTCATGGCCTCCGAGCAGTACTACAACACGGCGAATTCGCGGTGGGGCCGTGACGACGTGGCGAATGCGGGTTTCCGGGCGATCCGGGTGCTCGACACGCCGGTCTTCGCCGATCCGTTCTGCCCGAGGGGCGAGGCCTAC